GGTAGGAGCGTTCCGTCCTGGAGATCTAGGACACCGTTGCCAAGGTTGACTAGATGACGGTGCGAGTCGAAGTCTTCAGCGAACACAGTGATGCCTGGCAGGGAGCGTAGTAGATCGATTGCTGCTCTCAGGCGTGGAGCGCTACGACTCTTGGCTGCCCATTTACGTACCGTTTCGTCCTGAGATTTCCGCATCTCGTCGGTGCACGCTATCCAGGCTTGAGCCAGTTCATCGGACCGATCTAGTTTCCAACACGTATCTTTCCAGACATACCATTTCTTCTCTTCATAAAGATATCTAAATCTTCCTTCAATGTTGTAAGCCAGGCGCATCGCATTCCCAACGTCGTCGCACGTGAACGTCACATCTAGCGGTTCAGATACGTTACTCGGGATCGGTTCTGGTTCGAAGTCAGCGATCTCTACCCGTGGCGTCCCCCAGCGCCCGGCCAGTTCCGACGCGGCGGCCTTCATGTCCCCGTTGTGGAACAGGTAGGCGTAGGCCCCGAACTTGGTGTACGAGGTCTCGGCCTCCAAACCCTCCACCGCTGTGGAGAACACGTACAGGAGCCCAGAGCCTTTGTAGTTCACCGTGGCGGAGTGGCCATCCCGAGGGTGCTTGCCGGGACGAACCCAATACTCCTCCTCACCCATCCGGTGGGACATGACCCAGCCCTTGGCGGAGAGCAGCTCGCCGAACGTGATCGTGTCCGCCCAGCGGTCACCAGGTCTCAGGTCAAGAGCACCAGCCGCGCTCGACCCAACGGGGGAGGAGGGGAGCGCGGCTGGTAGCTGTTGGGGAGGCAGAACTGAGGGCATCTCGTCCAGGGCATCGTATAGGGCCTGGTGGAGTGTGCACCGTTCCTCCCAGGTGATAAACGGGAGAACACCATACTCTCCTGCGATCCTTACCCAGGGCTCACCCGAAGGGTGACAGCCTCCAGGGCTCGGTGCTGTGATGACGTAGCCACCCTCACCCCGTGTCTCGGCCAAGACCTTGACAGTGTCACCAGGGCGTTCGATCAGTTCCTCAGCGGTGGCCGGCCGGCGGGCAATCTTGGTGTTGCCAGGGACTGGGTGGTCGGAGATGCGGTAGAGGAGGTGAATACCACCGGTAGGTGACATCTCGGTGAATCCGTTGTGACTTGTCAGGAATTCCCACACATGTCGGATGCCAAGACGATCACAGTGGTTCAGGATCTCCGTCAGGGTGGCGCCGTGGGTGGCCCGGCCCTCCAGCTCGGTCATCTCCAGATTGCCCGACACAGACCCGCAGATCAGGGCGATTCCGTACTGTGAGCGACCGTTGCCCCACCATTCGTTGACCTCCCGCAGCGTCGGGGCCTTGACCTGGTACTGAGCCCAGCTACGGTCGGGACGCTTGGATTGATTGGCGGGAATCGGTAGGACACTGACTCCAGCCTGTTGCCAACTTTGGGCCACTTGGGCTACGCTCACGCCAGTTCCTTTCCTAGGGGGGCCTCGGCAGTTTTCGGCCCGCGAGGCCCCCTTTTCAATGCCCGAAGATCCCCGGTGGAGGTCATCCTCCTCCATCAGACCTTCCTGGCGCTACACCCCACGAAGACATTGACTAAGTCCCATATTTAGATGTGTCTGTGAAGCCATTTTGTTGCGTATCGCGCAACTCAGTACCCGTACGTCTCCTTCTCCTGAGCCATCTGTTCGGCCTGGGTCATCGGCCGGGGTGGCGCTGGCGGGTACTGCACCGGCGGGGCGCTCCGGGGCTCCTGGGCTGGCCAGTACTCTTCCGCCGGCATCCAGGCAGGTTGCTGTGGCTGTGACGGCAGAGGTGTTGCCCAGGCCGGTGGTGGCCCTTGGGAAACCTGTTGCTGAGGCTGGGGGGTCGACACCGTCACCGGTACTACTACCGGTGACGGTTCCGACACGACGAAGTCTGGGTTCGCCATGAACCAACCATTTGCTTTCGCAACAGCTTGCGGGTTACTCATCATGTCGATCAACTGATACGGAGGCTTGCCCCCCTGGGTGGCCACGTCCGTGGTCATGGCCACCAGGATGGGGAGCTTCTTACCGATCTTGGGCTTCAAGTCCCGGATGAGCCGAGCCTGGCGCCACCACGACTCGCGTCCGATCGCACCAGTGTCGAGGTCCACCACGTCCACGATGATCACATCGGAGGGACGATCCGGGCGACTGTACTGAGTCGGGCTGTTCGGAATGTAGCTGATCGCCCACACCAGGAGGAGGTGACCAATCAGCTTGTCCGGGTTCAGTCCTGCGCCACCACCAACGAAGGTTTCGAATTCCATCTCTGCTCCTGTACTGTTCCGGTTGTTACCACCCGGTCCCCCAGGGGCCGGGTTTTCCTGTTTCTGAGACCTGAGGAGCCGGTCACCGATCTCAGTAGGACTGAGGCTCTCCGGTGAGTTCATGAATCAGCCGCTCAGTCTCGACGGTCTTGCTCTGCCACTTGGTAATCATCTTCCCGCAGTGGTCGCGGTACTGCATGAGCCGGGCCACCATGTTGTACCACTCGGCGGTTCCCTTCTCTGGTAGCGTCTCCTCCTCGTCGAGTTCTTTCGCCTCGTCAAGATCCTGAGGCTCGATACCCTCAGCGGCCAGGACATCCTCGGTCATTCGCTCCTTCTTCCTTTGGTTTCATGGAGTTGTACCACGGGCAAAACCCGCAACTATTGGAGGGAACAGCATCAATCTGTTCCCATTTATGTGGATGTATCGATGTCTCCAGGGAGACAACTTTACGGGCAATGTTGTACATCCTCCCCAGTGCGTGCTCAGCTACGGATCTGTCGTACTGCCCAGTCCATACGTACATGTCTTTCAGGCGACCGGCCCTCGGAAGGAAGACTAACGCCACCCTCTTCACCGGCCAGCCGGCACGTTCATACCCGTAGCCGTAGATCTGGGTCTGGATGATGTATCCGTCGGAGGGTCCCCCATCCCGTAGCTTCTTCATGACTGTGGGGCCGGCGGTCTTCCAGTCGATCACAGTGTGTTGCTCGTGCCAGAACAGATCCGAGTGACCCTGGACGAACTTGTTGATGGACAACTTCGTCTCGGTGGACCAGTCCTCAGAGTTGTGGCAGTCCATCCACAGCCTCACGCTCTGGTCCAGCCAGGAGTGGACAGCTGTCCCCACAATCGCGGCCCACGGATCGAACTGGGTGTTGACAGGTGGCACCTCCCCGAGCCGGTAGCCGATGCGCCGGTCGCAGGGGTCACCGATCTCCGACGGTCCGATCTCGACCTGCTTGGCCCGAGGATTCCATGAGTCAGCCCAGCGGATGATCTCGGTGAGTTGGTGCTTGAGCATCGCGGCGAACGGGTCGTACTCATTCCCGAGAGGTTCGAACGGTGGGGCGCACGAGGGGTGCGAGGTCTGTCCCTCCTCGATGAGCGGGGTCATCTCCTGACCGCAGTAGACGCACGCGATCATTCGCCCTGCCTAAGGACGTTGAGGACCTTCTTCTCCACCCACAGGCCGAGGATGCCAAGATCCACGGCATTGAACTTCTCGTCGCGGTACTGCTTCAGGAGCAGCTCCTGGGAGATCCCCATCATGGTCGAGGCGATGTACAGGGGAACCAGGTCCGTCATGTCGATCTTCAGGACTGACCGAACGTAGTCAAGCTCCGCCACAGAGTTGCTGTAGAACCGGCCGAGCCTGGTCGCGGTCTCCGCCCACAGGTTCACCTCCGGTTTCTTCTCCCAGGAGGTGTAAGTGATCGGTGACGTGTGTAGCAGTTCCGCCATGGCTGACCGGGTCAGGCCAAGCTCCTCCCGGAGCTGTTTGAGGCGCCCGCTAGCCACGATGTCGCGGCCGAGCTGCTCCTCTTTGGCAGTCAACTGGACCCTCCCCTCTTCCCACCCCACGGTGGGGTGTGATCACTCTAGCGGGGAGGTACGACAAAAAGAAGCACCCCCGGGGACGTCCTGGGGGTGCTTCTTGGAACCGTCGCTCAGGGGGTGTCGGGCGTGACCTCAACCGGAGGACCAGCCACGATCGTGACCCGCTCCGCGAGACCTGCCATGACGATGATCTGGAGGTCTCCGGTGATGACGGGGACACCATCGACCGAGACCGCAACATGGACCGTCGCGGTACCGAGCACACCCACCGCTGCCGCCACGGCGGTGCCGTCACCGTTGTCAGTCAGGTTGATGACGGTCGGGTCGTCAACCGTGTATACGGCCGTGGTACCGGCTGGCGTCGGAACCGGGTTGTCCATCTCGTCGGTGAACTGGAGGGATAGAGGAATTTGCTTGTCTGCCTGGAGATCCATGGCAACATCAAACCTTCCTGTTGAGGCAAAGTACGGTGGGGGTTTGATTACCCTGTCCGCTGGTGTGGTATCCGTGGCGACGCCGATGTGCCACTTGATGCGGAAACGACGGAGTCCCTTGACGTGGAGGTTAACGGACAGGACTGCATCGCCCAGGTCTACATCGATGGCTGGTCCCTCCTAACGTGTCTACGGACCAATTATCATCGACTCTACGACAAAAGGAAGATCCCCTCCGCCAACAACGGAGGGGATCTTCCCGGGGAACCATGTCTTGTCTAATCTACTCCTCTTCGTCTTCGTTGTCGTCTTCCAGTAGCGCCTGGCTGTAGAGGATGGGCATGTCCCACCCGATCTCCTGGAGACGTCGCAGGGATGCCCGGACAGCCGTGGCGCCACGACCCCAGAAGACCGTTTGGTTGGTAGCAGACTCGATAGCTTCCGTCCATCCTCGATCCGTCCTGAGGAATGGGAGGAGGCTCGACAGGACCACAACCATCGCGGCTCCGGTGATGGTCCAGCGGGCGATCTCAGGCATTACAAGATCCTGGTCACCCACATGGATGTGGGCCTCGGGACAGTGCTCGTGGCAACTACGTCGCATGAACTCTGGCTTCACCTGTGCCGACTGGAGTTCCGGACTGGTACCGGTTAGTTCAGATAGTCCTCGGATGATGGCCATTTCCTTGGTCTCCACGATGAGGACAATCTGGAGGGTCTTACGAGTCTTATTGTTTTTGTATACAACACGTCCCTTGAAGTCGATGATGCCGGCCATCCAGCCCAGCTTCTGCATCGGTATCGCCATATCCGTTTCCTCTCCGATGGAAACAGGGGACCGGGCACGGAGGGACCCGATCCCCTGTTCTCTCACCCACTCGGACCAGCGAGCTGTGTGTGAGAAGCCCATGCTACCCCCACCCACCCCTGGGATACCAGCTCAGTCTTGCGTCCACCAGTAGAACGCCCGTACTGTGATCATGTGGGACATTCCCTAGCGGAACGTGTCGCCGCTCTCCCAAGAAACCTCCGGGACGAGTGGATCGCGACCCTGCCCTCAGAGATCGTCGGGGAGATGCTCCGCAACGAGTGGTGGTATGTCGCCCGGCCCGAACAGATGCCACCCAAGGGTGACTGGCTGGTAGCCCTGGCCCTGGCCGGTCGTGGCTGGGGGAAGTCCCGGGCCGGGTCGGAGTGGTTGACGGAGCAGGTACTGAAGCACCCGTTCGACCGGTCCGGCCAGCCAACCGAATGGCTACTCATCGGTGAAACGTTGGCGGACACCCGGACGATCTGCCTGGAGGGACCGGCCGGACTGCTGCGGGTACTCAACCGAAAGGGTGTCAACCACCGGTACAAACAGTCACCCCGTCCCATGATCCTGTTCCCGGACGGCGCCAAGATCTATGCCGAGGGAGCGGACGACGAGGACGTTGGTCGTGGCTACAACGCCGCCGGAGCCTGGGTCGATGAGATCTGTAAGTGGCCTAAGCCCTATGAGTCCTGGTATGAGGGGATCCTCCCCTCTCTACGTACAGACCTCATAGATGATCACCCCCGGTGCTTCGCCACCACCACCCCGAAGCCGATCAAGCTCCTCCAGGAGTGGCTGAAGAGAGCCGACGGGACCATCCACCTGATGGGTGGGTCGACCTTCGACAACGCAACCAACCTGTCCGCGCACGTTCTGCGGGAGCTGAAGCTCCGCTACGCCGGCACCGACCTGGGCCAGCAGGAGCTGTACGGGAAGATGCTGGAGATCGGCTCTGGTGCGCTGTTCAAGCGCGGGGACATTGAACGCAACCGGGTCACGGAGGTTCCAGACGAGATCATCTCCACTGTGGTGGGCTGTGACCCTAACCTGACCGGGGAAGACGCCACCTTCGGGATCATTGTGGCCGCCCGGACAACCAAGAACGAGATGTACGTGCTGTCCGACTCGTCGGTGAACTTCACTGGTCGCCAAGCCGCCATGGCTATTTGGCGGGCCTGCGCAGACTTCAAAGCTGACCTGGTCGTATACGAGGAGAACCTGGGGAAGCGGTACTTGTTCGAGGTGCTCCGTGACACCTACCAGGACTCGATAGATATAGGACTGTTCCCACGGCACACGTCTCCCCCCATGAAAGCAGTGCACGCGAAGCACGGTAAGAAAACTCGTGCGGAGCCTGTGGCCCTACGTGGAGAGCAGGGACGCCTCCACATGGTGGGCACGTTTGAAGAGCTGGAAAACGAGATGGTGATGTTCGACCCGGAGAGCACCCGAGAATCCCCGGACCGGATGGATGCCCTCGTTCATGCCTGCCTTCACCTCATGGCTGGGGAGCGTCGGAGAATGGGTGCTGGGGACCCGTCGAAGTACAACCTCGGGTGGGATCAGGGCGTCTACGGGATCGCCAACCTGATCTGAGAACTATCCCTTGATACCAGCTGGACCATATGCTATGTCCATGCTGATCATCGCTTTAGTCGTTAGTGCCCTTGCGGTCGCGCGACTGACGCGCCTCCTCGTGGAGGATCAGCTCACGGTCGGCTACCGACGCTGGGTGGTGAACAAGTGGGGCGAGAAGTCGATGGCTGCCTACCTTGCTCATTGTCCTTGGTGTACCTCTGTCTGGGTGGCTGTCCCGGTAATGCCGGTCGCCGTCCTGTTTCCTAACCAATGGGTGATCGCCGTCTTGGCTATCCCTGCCGCCTCGCACGTGACCGGTCTATTCGCGGACCGGAAGGAGTAGCCCATGCGTCTGGGCAGGCAGAAGGCCAACACAGTCGCCTCACCGGCCCCCCACGATTCACCACCCAGTCTCGTAGCCTCGGCCGCCCGGATTCGTTCCCTCGATGGGATGGGATGGCGTAGTTACAAGTTCGGTGATGACACGTGGCAGACGGAGGCGTGGCGACTCTACGACATCATCGGTGAGCTTCGGTTTGTCGCCAACTGGATCGGTTCAGCCTGCTCCCGGGTCCGTATCTATGTCGCCCAGGTGGATGAGAACGGCCGGGTCCAGAAAGAGGTCACCAACAAGAAGATCGCCGGCCTCGCTGACTCTCTCTTCGGTGGTCCACCCCACAAGGCGGAGGCTCTCCGAGCTCTGGGGATCAACCTCACCATCGCTGGTGACGCCTACGTCATCGGTCGGGGCACCGACTATGAGTCTGACGAATGGTTCGTGCTGTCCTGCTCGGAGTTGAAACGGTACGCCCGGACCGGTGTCGTAGAGATGACGACCTACGACGGAACACCGGAGAAGCTGAACCCAGAGACGGACATCATCATCCGGATGTGGACTCCCCATCCCCGGCGAGGACTCTGGGCTGACTCCCCGACCCGGGCCGCGATGCCGATGCTGTGGGAGATTGAACGCCTCACCCGATATGTGTTCGCCCAGATTGACTCCCGGCTGTTCAGTGCCGGCCTCCTGCCCATCCCCAAAGAGACTTCTTTCCCGGACGACGACACAGAGATCCCGGGTGCTGAGGGGCTGACCAGTCTTCTGATGAAGGTCGGATCCACCGGCCTGAAAGGTGAGGGCACGGCGGCCGGGGTCATGCCCACCATCGTGGAGATGCCGACCGAAGCTCTCGGGAAGATCGAGCTGGTCACGTTCGGCTCTGACCTGTCGAAGCAGGCCATGGATCTGCGGGCTGAGGCGTTGAGACGGTTCGCCCTCGCCATGGACATCGACCCGTCGATCCTGACAGGAGCCGGGGAAGCCAATCACTGGGGAGCGTGGCAGATCATGGAAGGACAGATCAACGTCCACATTGTACCGTTGATGGTTCGGATCTGTGACGCCCTGACGACTGCCTATCTCCAGCCGGCGCTGAAGGCGATCAAGGAAGACCCGGATCGCTACGTCTTCTGGTACGACACCGCACCACTGACGGTGCGGCCAGAGCGTCTCAAAGACACCCGGGAGATGTACGACGCGGGTCTGGTCTCTAAGGCCACCGTTCTCCTGTCCGGTGACTACAAGATCTCCGACGCCCCCGACGACACCGAAGACCTACTTCGCTTCACCCGGGAACTGATGCTCCGCGACCCGAACCTCTTCCAGATCGCGGCAGTCCGGAAGGTGGCTGGCTTCACCGAGGAGATCCTCCCCGCTGGCACTGTCGTCACCCCCCAGACACCTGCCCCTGGCATGGGCGGAGCCGGTCCGCCGCCTCCGCCGGCACCGCCCACCGGGATCAGTGCCACCCCGGGAGCTCCGATCCCGCAGGAGACCTCGGCCATCAACGCCCCCGGTGGGCCACCAGCAGCGCCAGCCGCCGTTACCGCGTCGGCCAGCACGGTGAGCAGGTTCTTCCTCGCCAACGCCACGGTCCTGCGAGCCATGGAGCTGGCTGGCAAGAAGCTGGCCGGCAATGTGAACCGGTCGCTGTGCACTCAGTTCAACATCCAGCCGCACGAGCTACACACCAAGATCCATGTCAACGACGAGGAGCACGCCCACAAGCTCCTGGCCGGAGCCTGGGATCACCTCTCACTCCTGGCCGCCCATGTGGACCCAGACATGGACACGACCGCGCTACGCACCGCACTGGATGGGTACTGCACCACGCTCCTGGTACGGGAGAAGCCTCACCACCCTGAGCTTCTGGCCGAGTACCTGCGTCGAATGGGACTGCTGGATGGGGAGTAGGGCATCCGATGAGTCCCGCCTGGAAAGCGTCGTATCGAGCGCACTCCGGCGGTGGCTTGACCGTGCCCGGGAGGCGGTGATGGCCCCGTTCCGCAGTCACAAGATGGTCCCTGACCCGACCGCTGTCTACGCCACGCAGCCGATGTGGGACCGGGAGGTGGACACGATCCTCACCACCATCGGGGAGATTGCGCTGGGCGCCTGGTCGGAGGCCACCGATGTGCCGCCAGTGTCCCGGCATGCCTTCGTCGTGGCCTACCTGGCTGACGTCCGGAACCTGTTGGTGCGGATCCCGGATGAAGTGGCCAACCTGATCTTTGCTGAGCTGACCGACGGTATCAACGCTGGTGAGTCTCTAGATCAGCTCGCTGACAGAGTCGATCGTGTCTTGTCCTACACGGGTAGCGATCGGTGGCCGGGACGGGCGCACACCATCGCTGTCACTGAGGTAACCCGAGCCTATGGGGCCGGGACTATGGCCGCCGGTATCGAACAGTCTCGAATCACCGGAAGGGTCTTGAACAAGACCTGGCGTACGGAGCAAGATCAGCGTGTACGTCCATGTCACCAGGCTGCCAACAACCAGACCGTCCCCATCTTTATGCCGTTCCAGGTCTGCGATGAGCCGCTCATGTTCCCGGGAGACCCGAGCGGGAGCCCAGACAATGTCATCGGCTGTCGGTGCGATGTGGCCATCAGAAACGAGGAGGGGCGCTAATGGTCGATCCGAACCCCGGGCGGGGCATGCCGCTCCAGCTCCAACGTTACTGGTTGGCCGGTAAAGGTGCTGCCAAGATTCGGTGGGGTCTGCCCCACGACTTCGATCGGTGCGTGCGCAACCTCCGCAAGTACTTCCCCAAGAACCCACAGGGTCTGTGCAACATCCTGCACCAGAAGGCAGTCGGGGCCCCCCCCGGCAAAGGTCACGGGCACAGCCTGACCGCCTCGATGGTGGCCACTGATGAGCTGGAGGCTCTGACCGCTGCCCAGGAACTCATCGACAAGCAGCCATATCTGGGTGCGTACCTGTGGGCCGGACCGCTAGCACCGATTGGGAAACCGACTGGGGAGCCGCGCCGCACCCGGGTGTTCGAGCCTGGAGCCCTCACCCATCGAATGCTGCCGTTGCCCCTGGACTGGCGGGAGAAGACCGGTCAGGGCCACGACGGGGCGGTCACCGTGGGGCGGATCCTCGGCCTGACCTACGGACCAGACCACACCGGCCAGGACTATGCCTGGGGGTGGGGAGACTATCTCGACGAAGAGACCTTCAACGACGCCAAGAAGGCCAGGATCCTGGCTGAAGGTGGTGTGGCCGGGCCGTCCCTGGACCCCGGTGGCAAGGTCAACGTCACGGTCAACCCCGAGACCGGCTTCGAGCACATGACCCTGTACGCCATCGGTGGCGCCACCCTGGTGTCGATCCCAGCGTTCGCGGCCCTGCGCCAGACCGTGTTCAACAACGATGGAGACTGGCCTGATGACGACCCGGATATGGCCCTCCCAACCGATGACGACTGTGGCTGTGCGGGTTCCGCCGGAGGAAGCAAGCCCCTGGGTGGCTACATGGCACTGGGTGCGGAGACAGAGACGTTCGCGGTTAACTCCACGGGGTGGCGCGGACTACCCCTCGCTCCTCGTGACGCGCTTTTCGACAATGATGACGCGGTCAAAAGGATCGCTGCCTGGGCCAATGCGGGTGGACAAGGTCCGGATGTCAATAAGCTTCGCCGGGCCTTCATGTGGTACAACCCCCAGCTCTCGGCGACAGACCCGACCTCGTATCGGCTACCGGTAGGGGACGTCATCAACGGCCGCCTCACGATGGTGTACCACGCCATCTATGCGGCGGCGGCGCTGCTTTCTGGTGCCCACGGTGGTCTCCCTGGCATCGACGAAAAGGACCGGGGGGAACTGCGGAACGTCATCTCCTCTATTTACCCGGAGATGGCCACCGCATACGGTGACAGCACTATCCGGGCCCCGTGGGACCGGTCCGCACAGGAGGGAGTACAGCTCGCTATGGCGACACAGGAGCCGTACGGGGACGTGGCCTACGCGGACCCGGGCTACCGAGACAGCAAGAAGCGCTACCCCATCGACACGCCAGAGCACATCCGGGCGGCGTGGGCGTACATCAATGTCCCGAAGAACGCTGGGGAGTACGACTCGACCCAGCTCGCCAAGATAAAGGCTCGGATCATGGCTGCTGCCAAGAAGAACGGTGTGGAGATCCAGGGCACCGAAAACCCCCAGGCATCCATCGAGTACGCCACCACCGGTGAGGGCTACCCGCTGGAGCCTCCAGCCGCTTGGTTCAGCGACCCTGGCCTGGACCGCAAGACCAAACTCACCGTCACCGAAGAGGGTCGCGTCTACGGCCACCTGGCGGCCTGGAACGAGTGCCACCGCGACGTCACCATGCGGGAGTGTGTGATGGCCCCGCACTCGGAGCAGGACTACGCACCGTTCCACCTGGGTGCTGTATACACCGCTGAGGGTGACCTCATCGACGTTGGCAAGATCGTCCAGGACACGCGCCACGCCTCGATCAACCTCGGGTATGCGGCGGCGGCCCTTCACTACGACAACACCGGGGACGAGATCGCAGTGGTCCGGGCCGGGGAAGACCAGTTCGGCATCTGGGTGGCCGGCTCCGTGGTCCCGGAGGCCACCAAGAAGAGAGTGGCCAAGCTGCGTCGCTCGCCACTATCAGGGGACTGGCGTCGGGAGAAGGGCTCCCTGGAGCTGACCGCCGCCCTGGCTGTCAACGCCCCCGCGTTCCCGGTGTATGCAATGGAGAACGAGGAGCGCCTGGCCCTGGTGGCGGCTGGGTCGGTGTGGGATGACGACCCGGACGAGGTCTTCACTGCCCCGGTCGAGCCTCCACCGACCGGGATTGTGGCGGCCGTGGCTCGGGCAGTGGAGGAGTACGAGAACAACGACCGGGCCCAGCGTCTTTCGGAGCTGCTGGAAGATGAGGAGATCTATGCGTCCCGAACCCGGGCAGACCGACTCCAGCGGCTATTCGCCATGGACCCTGCTGCCGCTCCCGCACCTACACCAGCGCCTGCCGCTGCGGCGGTTGCTCTAGTTCCAGCTGCTCCGCCAGTCTCAGGAGCCGCCGCACCGGCCATGGCAGCCCAACCGGCCGAAGACCCCACCGCCGTAGCGCTGGCTGAGCAGATGAATGCCCGGTTCGCGGTGGTCCCTGAGGCCGGCACCGAGCCGGTACAGCCAGCCACTGAGGCTCCCGTCACCGCGCCGGCCCCTGCTGCTCCTGCCGCACCAGCGCCAGCCGCCGCTCCACCACCGACGCAGTAGGGATGACACGTGGCCGGTATCGGTGACGCATGGGGAACGAGGGAGGAACTACTCCACCCTCGTGACAAGCATGGTCGCTTCCGTACGAAATGGAAGATGCCAGAAGGGGTGGTCAACCGGATCACCTCATTCCTGGCTGGCTTCCGGCCACGTACCTTTCAGTCCGACAACCAGGCTTCTCAATACAACCAGAACCTGGCCACCAAAAAGCGTCTGAGTCTTGGTGAGCTGGCCCGTCTCCACGCAGACTACGGACCGGCTGAAGAAGATCTACGTGACGGCATCATCGATGAGCCGTCGACGAAGAAGTTCGTGGCCATGATGGACAGTCATGCCGTTGACCTACCTGACGATGTCATCGTGTCCCGTGTCGTTGGCCCCGATGCGTTCGGTCTCACCCCCGAGACGATGCACGCCGAAGACGGTGGTCTGACTGACTTCACCGGGAAGCTCATTGCGGACCGTGGGTACTCGGCTGTCAACCTGGGCACCCCCCTCGGTGGTGGCTCCGGCCAGATCACCATGTCCATTGCTGTACCGAAAGGCACCAAGGCCACCATCCCCGGTCAGGGTGGCAACGACCGGACCATGTACCTGCAGCGGGACCAGCCATACCGGATCACCAAGGTCAAAGAGGATGGCCGTGGTGGCTTCTACGTCCTGGCCGTGGCTGAGCCTCACACCGCCGGTCAGACTCCGCAACCTCTTGGTGGGCACGTAGGGGCAGGGCGGCCCAAGAACCGAGAGAGCGTCGTACAAGAGGCCCAGCGTGGCCAGGCCAAGTCGATGAAGGCTGAAGGCGATCAGCCGTCAGCGGCTCCGACGCCAGTGGGTGACGGTGGCCAGCCTCAGGCCGACAACACCCCGCAGGCCCAGCAGACCCTCCCCGATGGCACCCAGCCCCGCAACGAACCGGTGGCGGCTGAGTCTATTGGAGGGGGGCCGGCAGCACCTGCGCCTGCTGGAGCACCTCCGGCCCCCCAGGGCAACGTACCGGAGGCTGCCCCGGCGCCACCAACTCCCCAGGTCCCTGGTGTGGGGCCATCTCCCGAAGACGCGGATGTGGCCAAGCTCCGGGGCCGGCGCGAGGCCCGGGCCCGGTTCCAGGCCATCGCTGACCGGGTCCCTCAAGGCAACGCTGGTGCGGAGCTGGCTGAGCTGGTCCACAAGGGTGCCGACAATAAGACCATCGCTGAGCACATCCGGGCCTGGGCCAGTCACCCCTCTATGGATGAGGTCCATAAGGATCAGAAAGACCGCGTACGGCATGAGCTTGAACGGGTCGCTGAGGCGTTCGAGGCAGACAAGCCGACCCTGGGTAAGCAGCGGATGGCCCGTTCCCTGGACCAGTCCAATATCGAGCTGGTTGGAGGTCCACGGGAAGGCAAGCTCACTCACCGGGAGCAGCGCGCCGGGAAGGTGGTGCAGTTCGACGAGACCCTCATGGATCCGGTGGGAGACATCCCGGAGAGTGGGAAGGTTCAGGTCATCCGGCCAGCAGTGGTGTACCACCCCAACGGTCCCGGCCCCAATGCCGTAGACAACCAGGTGGTGCTGGAGAAGGCGCAGGTAACCGGGGCTATCGCAAAGAAGGCCGCCGGGAAGGCACCGTCCGCACCTGCCGTGAAGAAGGTGGCACCGTCAACAGCTGAGAAGACCGCAACTCCAGGTCCAGGCAGGGTCGCAGTCGGAGAACAGTCTTTCGCTAAGAAGACCGCACCCCCTGCGGTGATGAAGAGGACCGCAGAGCCGGCGGTTAAGAAGGCTGCCGCACCAGCGGTTAAGGCCGCCGCGCCGAAGAAGACAGTCGCGAAGAAGGCGGGGGCCAAGGAACTGCCACCTGGTGCCGCCATCGCCCAGGTCCCGGCCAACATCACCGACGACAAGCTGAACGACGACCAGATTCAGCGGTGGAAGGATGCCACCGGGGATAACCCGTCGTTGCCTGATCTCCACAAGACCATGCTCGACATGACGGCGGAGCAGGTACGTAAGAAGGAGATCAGCAAGCAGGAGGGTGCCCAACAGCTCCGGGATCTGGCCAAAGACCGCAGCACTCCCGCCGATGACTTCCTTCGCAAGGTCGCGGACATCATCGAGGCTGGCCCTGAGGCGAAGAAGGCGCGGGCTCCTCGTAAGGCTGCCGTCAAGAAGGCCGCCGCACCAGGCGCTCCTACTCCAGAGGCGGGTGGGGCCGCTGACATCGACAAGATGACGAAGGCTCAACTCCTGGAGCACGCCAAGACTGTCCAGGCTGACGTTCGTGGCTCGTGGACCAAGGACAAGATCAAGGCTGCGATCCAGCAGGCCGAGAAGGCTGGTCCGGTAGAGGCTGGGTCCCCACTCGGCAAAGAGCAGCGCATACAGGAGCTGATCGGCAAGAACCCCACCGTCGCGGACCTGAAGCAGTACGCCAAGGACCATGACATCCATGTGGGCAAGGCTCGGCCCCTGAAGGCTGACCTCGTCGATGCGATCCTGGAGGGTCGTAAGGCACCAACGCCTGAGCCGGCCAAGGTGGCCAAAGCTGCCGCACCTTCAGTCACAGCAGTCAAGAAGGCTGCCGCACCACTGAAGGTTGGGAAGCCGAACGTCACTGAGGACGCAGTAGTCACGATGCTCCTCCAGAAGACCGAGCGGTTCCCAGGTCTACGGGAAGACGTCCTCAAAGATGTCTCTCCCGAGGACCGCAAGCTCATCGAGGAAGCTGAGGTTCGACACAAGGCCCGGATGGAGGGGATAGCCGCAAAGAAAGCGGCCAAAGCTGCTACTCCAGCCAAGAAAGCCGCTCCGGCTAAGAAGGCCGCTCCAGCCAACCCTGAAGATGCTGCCCGAGCTCGGCAGAAAGTCATCGACGATACTCGGCAGAAGGCCGATGTCCTGGGCCAGATCCACCAGCTCCTCAATGACGGCCAGGACGACCCGGCGGTCTTCCAGCACCGCGCCGACGCGGCAGGCAAGATCCTCAGTGATGAGCCTGACCTCCTCGATGCGGTCCGGTCTGGTGACCACGCCAGGATCAACGCTGAGCTGACCAAGACGGAGAAGAAGCTCGGCCTGCAGCGGTCGAGCACCGGAGCCCAGGGGTTCAAAGGCTCTGAGCACGAAGCCGCTGGTGGTGGTATCGCCCCCGGGGATCAGGTGGATGTCCTCCGTCCTGGCTACAGCTTCGAGCACGACGGCGAGAAGATCCAGCTGACCAAGGCGAAGGTCATCGGGGCAGAGAAGCCGGCGCCGGCCAAGAAGGCTGAGCCGCGAATAAAGATCGCCGAGGCTCCGAAGTCAAACGTTCCCCTGGACAACGAGCGGTCCAGTGAGTTTAAGAAGGCCTGGATCGATGCTGGGATCCATGCTCCGAAAGGACAGCAGAACGCTGACCTGAACAAGGCCTTCACCGATCTCCGTGCTGGCCGGATGTCGCCTGACGAGGCTGTCACCTTCCTGGAAGACCGGATCGCCTTCCACAAGATCGAGGCTGGTCAGTACGAGGCTACCCTCCGCGAGCCGATGGAACCCATCAAGCGTCGGGCCACCAGGGAACGTCTTGAGGTTCTCCAGGAGGGCATCGACGCCCAGGAGAAGGCCTCCAAGTTCCTGCGCCAGCACTTCAGCGAAGAGGCTCCTGTTTCGGTTAAAGAAATCAAACTTGAGCTTGATCCGAAGCATTTTAAGGAACTGCAGGATACCGCTCCGGAAGAACTGAAGAGGCAGGCTAGAGAGGCCGGTTTCGCTGACGTCAAGGGTGACACCAACGAAGAGATAGTCACTGACCTGGCACGCAAGATTGTGGACCAGAAGCGTGCTGAGAAGGCAACCAAGAAGGCTGTCAAGAAAGCAGAGCCGGCCAAACCTCCAGAGATCAAGCCGTTCAGTGATCCGCAGAAGGTCGATGCCCGCATCGTTGGTTCCGGGATCGACTTCACACCTGAAGACGAGGAACTCCTCGGCACCGTACAGAAGATGCTCGATGACGAGAAGAGGCCATCGCTAGCGGAGGTAGGTCGTTACGTCGAGGGTCGTGCCAATGGTGCTGGTGGTCCGGCATACCGAGCGGCCACTCTTCGTGCAGCTGGAGGTTCAGAACCTGACGCAGCGAAGCTGGTCGAGCAGGGTCATCGGTGGCAGGAACTGGCCGACCGCCTTAAGAAGATGCGTCGACCCCCGGTTAAGAAGGCCGCCGCTCCTGGTACTCCTGAGGCGAAGGTCGAGAAGCTCCAGGACCGTATCGCCACCGATGCCTTCCAGAGACTGAAAGAGGCCAAGACCGAGCAGCAGGGTCGTGACGCCTTGAAGAACCTGACCAAGCAGGATCTTCAGGCGGTTTCACGGGTGACTGGTGTTGAACCTGGAACGAAGCTGACCAAGGCCAAGCTGATCGATGACTTGGTCAATCACCATGTCAGTCGTCGACTGGATTCGGACGCCATCCAGAGAGTTCCTCTACCAGGGACTCCAGGTAACAATGTGCCAGGTATCCAGGCGGGTAAGTTCTCCACGAAACCGATCCTGGAGAACCACTGGGATAGAAGTACCGGTGGAGGAGAGATCAACTTCCATGGCAGTGGTGCCATAGGGCGCGCACTCAGAGACATGGGCGAAGACAAGAAGCTTGCGGTAGATGATGACGCTCTTGCCAATGTGGTTGGTCGGATAACGACCAGGGAGATGAGAGGTGAGATATCCCCGCAGGAGCTAGTCGACTCTTTGAAGAAACTGAACACCAGGATCCCGGCTGGGACCAAGGCTCATTCAGCTCTGGCAGAGGCTATCGAGGAGATAGATTCTCCGTCTCGTTCCCCTCTGAAACTTCCGGATGGTACCCCACAGCCGGTCATTGATCTCATGAAGGCTTTCAGTCAGAACCCTCTGGCTCGTGGTGGTGTCCGGATGGGTGGTGACAGAGAGTCTGAGATGGATCTTCTGGCCAAGATTGCTGAGAGATTCGACAGGGGTGAGATCAGTGAGCTGAAGCTGGGAGCGATGGTCGGAGAATTGGGAAATCGACGCCACGAGAGCCTGGAGGGTAAGTCCAACCTGGATCGGGCCGTCTCGAAGGCGACCAAGGAACTCAAAGAGATACGTGAAGCCAATAAGAAAAAGAGACTCCTAGAAGCAGAACAGGAGAAGGCCCGCCCAAAAGCTAGCGGCGGCCAGGGGTCGCCAGGCGATCACATGGAACGTTCAGCGACAGTAAAGAAGCTGTCCCAGCAGAAGCAGACGAGAGAACCTGATCGTCTTGGTGGGGGAACTAGTTTCGTCACACGACATCACTACGAAGGTGGCAAGACGCTTGTCCTTAAAGACCAGGAACGTTTTCCTGACAAGGCAACTGCCGAACAGCTCACCGACTCTGAGGAGCTTGGTGCGCTAGTCGTCAGTGCTGCTGGCGCTCTAGCCCCTGGAACGTCTCGGGATGGCCCCCGCAAGATCTACCTCCAAGACATGCGAGGAGATCTCTGGAGAGACAGTTTGTCCTTCGACGATTTACGGGCAACTGACAAAGGCTGGCTCCTCGGTCTGGCTGACGCACTAATGGCTAACCCAGACCGAGGTGATGGGAACTTTCTCATTGACGGACCCGATGAGGATCCAGAGATTGTAGGAATCGATCAAGGATTTGCATTTGCCGTTAGTCCACAGAACGGAGCTTTTGCTGCTGCTACCAGTGTCTTTGGACGTAACTTCGTAAAAGCGGCGATAGACACAAAAGAGTCAAAATGGGCCGAAAGCAATGACATGAGTCCTGGAGACATGGCGATCGTCCGTAGGCGTCTGGAGGCCCTACGTCCTGAGTTCGCGCGTCTTAAGAGACTCGACTGGTTCAATGCCATGATGGAGCGGATGGACATCCTGACAGCAGCGGCCAAGGGGACTAGGTCCAGACTAGGAGGGAAGACATGAGGCTGAGGAAGCTCCAGGATGTCAGGACCAAGAAGACAACCGGCACGGTAGGGATCAAAGACGACGGCAAGCCATTCTTCACTGGGATGGCTAGTGGCGCGGACGGAACCTTTGCTGGCATGATCCGTCGTAAAGGGGAAGCCGCGACGATCAAAGACCTGCTGGCCAACGGATGGTCCAATGGCTACCTCTACCTAGCAGAAGAGGAGTAGGTATGCCGTGTGCCTCGTGTGGCGGTGGACAGATCCCCACCGTCCCGGAACAGATGTATGAGGTGACGCTGCCCAACGGGGAGGTCAAGGTCCTCAACGATCATGATTCGCGGGTGGCCATGACCATGGCCGGCGGTGGGGAACGCCGGGCAGTCGCCAAGTAGCACTTCACATACAGCGCCTGATGATCTAGTATGCGGATTATCGGGCGCTGTTTGCTCTGTGCCACGCCCCAACCACTACCGGTGGCCTGAGACTTTGAGCCGCACCGGGAGACGTTAACTCGTATCCCGAGAGGTTCACATGCCTTTTCAGATCCCTGAGAACCTTGATCAGTTCTCAGTCGCAGGTCTCCAGGACCTTGCCAACATTGCGGCGGCGGAGTTCGCTGAACTGCAGTCCACAGTCACCGTCGAGTCTGTCACCGACGACGAGATTGACCAGCTGGAAGCCCTGCAGCTCTTCACCCGCGAGACCGTTCCCGCCATCATCTCGGCCCGGGAGGATCGAGCAGCTCGCTTCGCTGCTGCCACCGCTGAGCCGGAGCCAGTCACCCCTCCCGCTGAGCCTGAAGCTGTCGTGGCCTCCGCGTCAACGACCCCAGCTACGGAGACCATCACCGTCAGCGTCTCCGACATCGTCACCGGGGCCAACCCGGTGCCGGTCAACCAGCAGAACACCCGCCCTGTGTACTCGGCTCTGGTCGCCTCGGCTGGGGTACCCAACTACGAGGCCGGCCAGGCTCTGCCGACCATGCTGGACGTGGCGAAGGCGTTCGAGTCCCGTTCGGCCAGTCACAATGCCATGTCTCGTGGTGCCACGTCGGGTCCGGTTTCCTACCCGGTGGCTCAACTGGTCCGCAACTACCCGGACGAGTTCTCGTGTCAGGGTGACTCCACCGACTACGCCAAGCTCCTCCACGTTGCTGACGAGAGCCGCCTCCCGGGTGGGTCCCTGATCCGGTCGGTGGAGCTGCGCACCAAGGAGCTGGCCACTCAGCACCCGGAGCGGGATGCCCTCGTCGCGGCGCAGGGATGGTGTGCCCCGTCGGAGACGGACTACGACATCTGTCTCCAGATCACCACCGACGGTCTCGCGGACTTCCCTGAGGTCCAGGCCCGTCGTGGTGGCATCCGGCACAACACTGGTATCGAGTTCGACTCGATCTTCGGTGGCGGCAACTGTGTGAGCCCGTCGGGCTTCTTCGACCTGACTGAGGCCCAAGTTGCGGCCGGCACAGTCAAGACCTGCCTGGAGATCCCGTGCCCGAGCTTCATTGACACCCGGCTGGGTGTCACGGGTCTCTGCCTGACCGGCAACATCCTGGCCATCCGGGGCTACCCGGAGTTCACGGCCACCTTCACCCGTGGTGCTCTGGCCGCGTCGGCGCACCAGATCAACCGTGAGCAGGTCGCCGATGTTGTGGCCGGCTCTACGGCGGTGTCACTGACCGCTGCTGCCCCATGGGCTACTGATGGTTCAACCGTCAGCCAGGTCCTGAGTGCGGTCGAGATGGCCATTGTGGACATCAAGTACCGGCTGCGTATGCAACGCAGCGCCACCCTCGAAGTGATCATGCCGTTCTGGATCGGTGCCCAGATGCGGGCGGACTGGATCCGACGCAACGCCACAGGCAGTGGTCCGGAGGCCATCACCCTGGCGGACTCGGCTATCACGGCCGCGTTCACGGCTCGTGGTGCTCGGGTCCAGTACATCTACGACTGGCAGGACGCCTTCGCGACCTGTGCCGCGTCTGGTGTTCCCGGTGCCGACACCCCGATCAGCTCGCTGCCGTCCAGCCTCCAGTTCCTGGTCTACCCGGCCGGCACCTGGATCCGGGCGGTCAACGACGTGATCACTCTCAACTCGGTCTACGACTCGACGAAGCTGGCCACCAACCAGGTCACGCACCTGTTCACGGAGACCGGCTGGGCGATGGTCCAGATGTGTCCTGTCTCCCGTGTGTACACGGTGCCGATCTGCCCGAGTGGTAAGACCACTAGCCAAGGCACTCTCACCTGCCCGTAGCGGTTGCGGGGGTCGGGTAACCGGCCCCCTTCAGCCACTACCAGAAGGGAGGTGAGACGTGGCCACCATCAACGCGCCGTTCCTGGCGCCGACACCAACACCACCGCCGCGCCAGTACGGGATCTTCGACGTGGCGCTGGGCCCGATGCCGTTCCCGGTACCGGAAGCCCAAGGCGGTGGCATCCTCTACGTGCCCGACACGTGCGAGGACGACGTCTTCCTGTACGCCATGAACTGTCCCCCGGTGAGCGGCTCCAAGACCTTCTCGCTCAACGAGTCCCCCGTCTCCGGGGCCCCGTTCGCCGTGATCACCTCATACACCTGTGGGGCTCTCGGCTACTCGTTCGAGGAGTCGGAGCAGAAGGTCCGCACCCGCATGACCCTGCGCGAGCAGCGGGCCGTGGAGCGCCGTATCTGGCAGGGACAGTCACTGGGCGGGTCCAACCTGGGTCTCATCCCCGGCCTCTTTCAGTCCGCCACCCCACTGGGCGCGGCCGGCTGTGTCACCGAGGCGGTAGAGGTGCTGGAGCAGACCTTGGCCGACAACGGCGTTGTGGGGGGCATCATCCACGCCCGTCCTGGCATGGCAGCTCACCTGGCACAGAGTCACCTGTTGGAGAAGGGATCGGGGCGCCAGATCAACACCTGGGTCGGGACTCCTGTGGTGTTCGGTCAGGGCTACAACGGCGTCGGCCCCACCGGTACGCCAGTGGACACCAACACGGAGTTCATGTACGCCTCCGGCCGGGTCCTGATCTGGCAGAGCGATGTTGAGGTCCCACCGATCCGGCAGACCTTCGACCGGGCCGGCAACCAGATCCTCACCCTGGCCGAGCGTATCTACGCGGTGGCCATCGAGTGTGGTGTCTGGTCGATCCAGGTGACCCGTAACTGCACCACCGCCGGTGGTGGCACGTGATTGTCATAGAGGCCGCGACTCCACAGGTCATCCGTGCCCTGCTGGACCTGGCCGACCGGAAACGGGATGTAGCCACGACGACGGACTACCCACAGCTTGCTGTGGTCGTACCTGACTACCTGTACGAGCGCTACCAGCAGTACCTGGCCATCGATTCTTCGCCGCCTAGAGAGCCGAAGAAGAGTGGAGCAAAGAAATGACGTCGACGTGCTTCACCCCGTGGAAGATCCCACGGGTACGTGTCACCAAGCTCAGCTCCTGTGGTGTTCCACTGACGGGCTGCTCCACTGTCGTGTCGGACGGGATCATCTCCGTCGAGATGACGAAAGAGTACGAGGCTCGGGAGGAGTTCTTCGTCAAGAACGGTGACGGCACCTTCTGCGTGAAGGAGACCAACCCTCCGATCCTGAAGTGGCTCAACCTGGTCCTGACGTTCTGCAACGTTGACCCCGAGCTGGTCAACATCATGAGTGCTGAACCCCTGGTACTCAACGATGCGGTCGCTCCCGTGGCTACCGGTTACAGCACCGACGAACTCTCCGCCGGGGCCGCCAACTTCGCTCTGGAAGGTTGGACGCGGCTGGCCAACAATGGGGGCGTCGCCTGCACGGGTGGCACTGAGTTCGGGTACACCCTGTTCCCCTGGATTGTTGAGGGGACCGTCGGTGACATCACCTACGAGAACGGTGCGGCCAACTTCGTACTCAACGCCCGCACGCGCGGACAGTCGCTGTGGGGTCTTGGCCCATACTTCGTGGACTACTCCGATAACCCGGCTGGGTCCACGACTCCGATCCGTCTGCTTACTCCGATCACGTCCACTCAGCACAGTCGAATGTTCCTGACTCGACTCGCACCACCTACGGCAGCGTGTGGTTGTACTACCCTCTCCAGCCTCACACCCGGTTAGGCTGACGGCGAGGAAAGGGGGCCGGGTTGTCCACCATCACGGTGTTCACTGACAACTCGGTCCCCGGCATGCCCTGCAACTGGACCGTCGACACAGCCTGTTGCCCCGAGTGGGACACCTACTCCCCCGAGCTCCAGACCTCGGCTGCCGAGTTCGCCGCCTTCTCCATCTGGGCCGCCACCGGTCGCAAGTACGGGGCCTGCACAAGAACTGTGCGTCCCTGTCACCGTGACTACGACTGGGGATACGGATGGGGCGGCGGCTGGTACTGGGCTGACGGAACCTGGTTCCCGTACATCCTCAACGGCCTGTGGCGCAACTGCTGGTGCGGCAACGGGTCGAGCTGCCGGTCCTGCCAGCCACAGTGCCAGGTGTACCTGGTCCCGCCGGTCTCAGGGATCGTGGAGGTCCGGTTCAGTGGCACCGGGGTGGTTGATCCGTCAACCTACCGGGTCGACAACTGGCAGTGGCTGGTCCGTCAAGGCCCAGCTGTCACTGGTGGTGGGGCCACCGACTGCTGGCCGATCCAGAACAACTTCAACGAGCCGGTCCTGGGCCCCCTGGCGCCCGCTGACGACTCGGCCTGGTCCGTCACCTACCTGTGGGGTCTCCCGGTCCCTGCGGTACTCCAGCGGGCGGCCGGGATGTACGCCTGCGAGTTCGCCAAGGCTTGTCTGGGCCAGGCATGTGCGCTCCCACAGCGGGTTACGTCTATCTCTCGACAAGGTGTGTCGGTGACGCTGGCCGACGTTGATCAACTACTCCAAAATGGCCTCACCGGTCTCGTAACGGTGGACTCGATCATCCAACGGTTCAACCCCTACCGGCTCACCTCCAGGATGAAAGTCGTCAGCCCCGACATCAGTCCGATCAGGGAACAGACCTGGCCATGACCGAGCCCACCATCGAGCTATCCAGTCAGCTCCTGGCCTGCCTCGCAGTGGCTGTCTCCGGCAGTCCGGGTGTACCCCAGCAGATCTGCCTCCGGGTCGGTAGCGAGGTCGCTCACGACATGGGGCAGTTCGAGGACCTGTGCTGTAGAGGTCTGGCCTACGTATCGATGGGGGACACGTTCCCCTCCTCCGACTCGTTCCCGGAGCAGGACATTGTGCGTCAGGCCAACACCGTCTGTGCGCCACCATCGTGGGCTCAACAGTTCAAGCTCGGCATCGTGCGCTGCGTACCGGTGGCCGCTAGTGATGACACCCTGTTCGAGCCACCCACCTGTACCCAGTGGACAGCGGCGGCCATCCAGAACATGTACGACTCGGCCTCACTGCGTCGGGCTGTGTGCTGCTTCCGGAACTGGCTCCGGGCCCAGACCGGGTTCTTCCTCGGCATGTCCCTGGTGATTGACCGGCAGATCCAGGTGAATCCCAACGGTGGCTGTGTGGAACGTTATGTCACTGTCACTGTCCAATTCCCGAACTGTGACTGTGACTAGATTCGTCAAGATCCGGGCCCTGAAGTCTTTCGGCAACTTCAGGGAAGGCTACATAGGTCTGGTGCTCATGACTGAGCAGGTCGCACACTTGATCGTGAACGGATACCTCCAACTCTTGGAGGATCCAGCCTGGGGGACCAGTGGCAGTCAGAGTGGTGATCAACCGAGCGTCGACGTGGGTTCAGTCCCGTGAAGCCGCCGCCCGACTGGTGCGGGAAGTCCTCCGCGAAGTTGAGGCCCAGGCGAAGGCCAAGACCCTGGGCGGTCCCTACTCGACGGGGAAGCTCTCCAACAGCATCCACTCCATCGGCCCGGAGTTCACGGCGATAGGTGTGACTGGCCGCGTGGGGACCTCACTGAAGTACGCCCTCTCCGTAGAGCGTGGCGCAAAGGTCCACTGGATTTTCCCGAAGGGGGTTGGAGGAGTCTTCCGTTTCGGCTCTCATCGGAAACCACAGCTGAAATTCTTCTGGCGGAAAATTGGCAAGATTGTTTACTTGCCACACATCCCAGGTAGTCCATCGAAACTTGGACGTTCACACCCCGGTCAGAGAGGTAAGCACTTCCTGACCGAACCACTGCACCGTTCTGCCCGTCTCCATGGCATGCGCGTCGAGACGATTAACCTCTAAGATCACTCCCATGACACAACCCACCCCCGCCTCCGAGGACAAAGGACGCGAGACCCGCATCGTCGATGTCAAGGGTCGCAGCATTGTCGTTCGGCAACTTCTCGACGCCCAGATGTTGTTCATGGCTCGTGAAGGTGAAGTTCTCCAGGATCCTGACGTTCCCATCGCGCGCAAGATGAAGGGGATGCGGCGACTCTTCGACGCCTTGGAGTCACAGGTTGTACAGGATGAGGACCGCGAGTACCTCATGGACCTGATCTCAACCGGGAATCTTGAACTCAAGGATCTAATGAGTTTCGTGTCCGCCTTCGTCGACCAGGACGAGGTGGAGAAGCCGAAGGTTCGCCGTGGCCGTCGACCAGCCGTCCGTTAAGGTCCAGGTCCCGAAGCTCAACACTGACTTCATCTGGTCCCTGCGGTCCTGGCCCGCCCACATCTACCTGGGCGGGCAGGAGTTCGAGGTGCCACCGCTGCCGGCCACAGACTGGATCGTCGGCATTCTGGGCATGGACAAGGACGTCCTGGGACTACTCAACAGCGTTCTGACCGATGAGGACATGGACCGTCTCACCGACATCATGTTCAAGGGTGGAGTGGAGCCCGACTTCCTGTTCGACACTACGATGCAACTCCTTACCACCGTCGGGGCCCGGCCGTGGTGGATAACCATGCGGCTGGTTGTAGTTATGCAGCAGCACTGGGATTCCCTCGGGGCTGAACTGATGCTGCGTGGCGTGGACGCCAACAAACTGTCTCTGTCGGCATGGCTGGATGTGGCTCTGCTGACGATGATTCGGATGATGGACCCGAAAGAGGTCTCCATGTTCACTATCCGGTTGGAGATGATCCCACCGCAGTTCGCCGATCAGGTGACTGAGGAGTCCATGGAAATGACCCCTGAAGCCTTCCTCTCGATGGCCGGGTAGCTGTACTATGCCCGGCCCCGCATGATCCGTACGATGACCTCATGGCGATGGACAGTCTGGGCGAGGCATGGGTAGATGTCCATGGCCGCGTAGACAAGGACTTCGACGAGGAAGTCGCCAGCGGGATCCGTAAAGAACTCAAGGACGTAGAGAAGGAAGTCGATAAGGCCGGCAAGGACATCGGGGATACCCTCTCCACTTCTATCGCCAAAGAGGTAGACAAGAACGGGCCCACAGTGGGCCGGGACATCGGGCGCACTTTGACCCGTGAAGTGAACCGGCGACCGTTGGACTTCGTTCCCAACCTCCGCTGGAACCGACGGGGGCGCAACGGTCGGTTCATCAGTCGAGTCGCCCATGACATCGAAGAAGACATTGGTACCGCCTTCGAGCAGGCCGCCTCCAGCAGTGGTGGCCTATTCGGCAAGGTCGGGCAGGGCATCGCTGACGCCGTTGGATCCATCTTCAACGTCTCCGGCAAGTCCCCCCTGATCGCTGTCCTCATCCCGGCCATTACAGCGCTCATCGGTCTGATCGTTGGTGCCATCCAAGCTGCCAACTCTCTGGTAGCTGTCATCGCCACCATCCCAACCCTGATCGGGGCCATAGCACTCCAGGCCGGCGTGTTGTTCCTGGCCTTTAAGGGTGTCGGCACCGCTATCCAGGGAGCGTTCGCAGCCAAGAATGCCAAGGAACTCCAGACGGCTATAGCTGGGCTCACACCGTCCGCTCAGGCGTTCGTGAAGACTCTGCTACCGCTGCGGGACTTCTTCAGTGTGTTGAAGGCACAGCTCCAGGAGTCGTTCTTCAAGGCGTTCGGGGACACGGTTCCCAAGATCGCTAAGTCTTTCGCATGGCTGACCGATGGACGCCTGGCCAGTATCGCTACATCACTGGGTGACTTGTTCGAGAAGATCGGGCTGTTCTTCGCCTCGTCGACGTTTGTCACCTTCGTCAAAGAGATCATCCCGGCCACCCGGAACTTCCTGCGAACGTTTGGCGACTCCCTGGTCACATTCCTGACCGGTCTGATCCAGTTCGCCACAGCGATGATTCCGTTTCTCACTGTGCTGGGGAAGATCCTCGGGGGCATCCTGTTCCAGCTCGGGGTGTTCTTCACCAACGTCTCCAAGGATCCAGCGACCACCAAGTGGTTGATGGATATGCAGAAGTCCTTCCAGTCCCTCATCGAACTCGTCGGGGCCCTGATCGACTTCATCTTCGTCTTCGCTGACCAGCTCAACAAAGCCGGTGGCCAGAAGGTCCTTGACGAGATCGTCAAAGACGTCGAGCTACTCACCTTCCTGCTGGGCAGTGACTTCGGGCGGAAGGCTTTTGAGGGTCTCGTCCACTTTGTGATCATCGCCCTCGAAGTGACCACCGGCCTCATCGCCCTGATCTTCCTGTTGTTCGGGCTACTGGAGACCACAGCCGAGTTCATCAAGAATGGAATCATTCCAGCTATCGGCTTCGCGGCCGAGACGGTGTGGCACTGGCTAGATGTGGCTGGTGGGGCTATCCGGGACTTCGTCTTCGCGCTGGGGACCGGTATCGCAGACGCCTGGCATGCGATCGCCAACTTCTTCATCCACCTGTGGGAGTCCCTGAACAACGGGAAGGGACGTTTCCTCCTCCTGGTCACCCAGCTCCCGGCCCAGATCACGGCGGCCCTCGGGAACCTGGCTGGTCTGCTGTTTCGTGCCGGTCAGAACCTGATCCAGGGGTTCATCAACGGCATCCGTTCCATGTTCGGCTTCCTGGCCAACACAGGGAGCGAGATGATCCACAAGATCACTCAGTTCCTGCCCGGATCACCTGCCGAGGACGGACCCCTATCCGGTAAGGGGTACAGCCTCTACCGGGGACAGAACCTGATCCGAGACTTCGCCCGAGGTATCGCGATGGAGGCACCCACGTTGCAGTCTGTGTCCAACGACGCGGTCTCCAACATCGTGTTCGGGGCCAACTCGATCCAGGTTGGTTTCCAAGGTGCTCTACCGACCACCCAGCAGGCCCAGACCACCGGATCAGCAGTGGCCAGTGGCATCACTGGTGGCCTGCTCGCTCGTGACACCCGCCTGGCAGTGAGGACTATCTGATGGAGCAGCACATTGCTGAACGATTCTGGGCCAATGTGGATTCTTCAGCAGGTCCGGAAGAGTGCTGGCCTTGGATTGCATCGAGAGCTATTTCTGGACATGGACGTTTTGGATCTGGAATCGATAAGATCTGGTCGTCCCATCGTTGGTTGATGGCAAAGCTAGCCAATGAGAAGTTAGAGAGATCCGATTTCGTTTGCCATAAATGTGACAACCCGCCCTGTTGTAACCCGAGCCATCTTTATATCGGTTCGGCTCAAGACAACATTCGAGACAGAGAATCTCGCGGTCGAAGTGGTAGTGGCAGGGTTAACGCAGTCAAGACTCATTGTCCACGGGGACATCTTTATGATGAGAAGAATACCTTAATGAAAAATGGATCTCGTAATTGCCGAGCCTGTCATGCGGCTAGAGAGGTTCGTCGACGTTCCCTGAAGAGGGGTGGACGTCATCGGTAACTACAACCCCCACCTTCCTCGCATCCTGGGCCAGGAATGGGTGCCGATCCGGGACGAAGACCTGACCTACTCCCAGGCCGTGAACAACGTGGAGCGTGGCCACCGGTTCACCACCGGGGCCGCAGTGAACCTTGGTGAAGCGAAGTTCTACCTTCACAAGTTCCCGCCCGGCTTCGTGGCCTGTCAGGTCTACACGGCCGCTGTGTACCCGGCTGACCGGATCGACAAGTCCGGGCCCATCAGGAGTGTCCTGATCCCCTGCAACAACGGTGGGATCACCGGTTCGGGTATCAGCCTGGTCAATGCCACCACGGTGGCGGAGGCTCTGGCTGACGGCTCTGACGACAAGTTCGTGTCTTGGGCACCTGGTAGCGGCGTCCAGGATGACATCTCCATGTTCTTTGCTCTCAACCAGTACGCCCAGCTGCTCAACGGCAAACGGATCCTGGCGGTCAACATCCTCTACTCGGCGGGCCTGGTTCCAGGCCAAGCCGAGACCTCAGAGAACAGGTTCACCTCCGCAATCGGTGAGGACACCGATCCGAACCGCTGGTTCTATCCGTCACCGTTCAACGACAACCCGCTAGGTCCTGGCCACAACTTCGAGTCTGACTCCTACAACACCATCAAGATCGGTGACACGAACCTCTTCTTCACGTCCCCAACGACGATGAACGAGACGATCCCGTGGACCTACACCCAGCTGCAGCGCTTCGAAGCTTCAGCCGCTAGCCGGATCTTCTTCCACATCCGCTCGCTGAGCAGTGCCGCCAACGACCGGGACTACACCCTGGACTACGTGGCCCTCCAGGTCTTCTTCTGCGATGAGCAGCGAGTTAGCTACGGCTCGTTGATGGTCAACAGCATCTCGACAGCCGAACGCTTCTTCACCATGGGCCAGAACGGCATCACGATGAGGAGCCTCACTGGTGTCACAGTGCCGTCCCTGCCGTCTGGGGACTACTACCTGACCCTGGCTGAGAGCAGCACAGGTGACTTGATCCAGAGTCAGATCAACCTGGGCCGGCAACCGCTGCTGAACTCGATCCGCCAGCTGTACCCGATACCGCCGCACAAGGGTGTTGAGCTTCGGATCCCAACGCCCATCACCGACGGGGAGGTGTTCCAGGCCGCTGAGGTCGACACTCTCCCCCAGCTGTCACTGCACACCAGCGTCCCGGCCGTGATGCCCGAGGTCCACGTATACGGACGCCAAGCCGTCGCTCAGGTCTACGGTCTGGTCACAGCGACGCAGGAGATAGCTGACGGCACCATCACGGCGGCCAGCTACCCACAGGTCCGGTTCTACGCTCGACGGTTCGGCAACACGGTGGTGCCACTGAAGCTCACCTCCACCACGTTCCCCACCAGCATCGTGTCCATCACCCCCATCGAGCATGACCAGCTCGACGAGATCGTGGATGGCTGGAAGGAGGTGACGCTCACCTTCCCCATCGCCCCCACGTTCGGCAGCACGGCGGCCAAGTTCACCTGGAGCGCCACCGGTGAGACCGCTGGCAACCGGTGGGAGATCCTCGGTGCGGTGGCGCCAGCACTGTCTGGCATCCCAGGGAACATGCTGAACCTGGCGCCGGCCAACGCCCAGCTGTATGAGTCGACATACCTGGCCCCGACCGGTTCAGCGGCGGAGCTGGAGTGGGTGCCGCAAGGTGTGGGCTCACCGTGGGTGTCCGGCAACGGCACCGACGATGACTCGTCCGACGCGGTGATCATCTTCTCCCAGAACATGCCCACCGTCACCGGCATGGCCGTAACGGTGCTGAGCCAGGCAGTCACCGGGATCGGTCAGAACTGTGGGATCAACCCCATCTTCATCCCGTCCCAGATCCAGTACAACCGCCTCACGTGGCCCTTCCAGAGCACAGATGTGGGCCTGGACTTCTTCACTCGCACGGTGGCGGCCGGCGGTTGGGGAACCTCCACCACCAACCAGGCGTGGACGGTGAACCCCCCAGCGGACTTCTCCGTCAATGGCAACGAGGGTTTGGTCAGCTTCTCCGGCGCCTTCGGCATCCCTCACACCGCCATCATGGGGGCTACCACGTTCCTGGACGTGAAGGGGTCCTACCGCATCTCGTCCTCCACGGTCGCGGCCTCAGGGGAGCACTGGGGCGGCCTGTGGGTACGAGGTACAGGGGGTACGGCCAGCCAGGTGTACACCAGGGTCAACTTCGACGCTGCCGGCAGTGTGAGCCTGTACCTGGTCTCAGAGCTGACGTCTCTGCACCAGACGTTGGCCAACATCCCGTTCATGGCCACCTACGCACCGAACACATGGATCAACGTCAAATTCGAGGTCATCAATAACACCTTCGTGGCCAAGGCCTGGATAGACGCTGATCCGGAGCCGCCTGACTGGATGCTGGACGCCGCCCTACCGGCGAACCTGGCCGCCGGCACGGTCGGGGTCCGAGCCTTCAACGGTGGCCCCACCCAGCCGGTCCTGTCCATCGACAACATCATCGTCACTGAGGCCAGCTTCGGCGCGTTTGAGCTCCAGCGCCAGGACACGATCGACACCACCTGGCAGACGATCATGGAAGCCACGTCCCCTACCGTGTCTGGGTTCAACGACTACGAGGCCCGGGTAGGGATCCTGTCCTCCTACCGGATCCGGGCCACCAACGTTCTCAACTTCCCCGGTCCCTGGTCTTCGACGATCACCTCCACTATCCCGGCCCCCGGCATCACGGCACTGGGCATGGGCGCGGATGACCACGTCATGATCTTCACCTCGAATGAAGTCCAGAGTGGAGCTATCAACCTCGCCTACTCCAACGCCTGGGAGGGGCGCGTCGACGAGCAGTTCAACTTCCCTGAGGCTGGCTTCGTACAGCTGCAGGCCATGTACAACAAGGACTTCTTCACGGCGTTCCACCCCACGGAGCGGGGCGGGGAGAGGTTCAGTCGGACTCTCCTAGTCCAGGCCGCCGCCATCTCCGCGCCCACGCTGGCGGACTTCACATCCCTGCGGGACATGGCGTGGGCTGACGTGCCCTACATCTGTGTCCGGGATGAGGACGGAAACCGGTGGTTCGCCACTGTCCTGGTCCCGAGCGGCAACGTACGTCGGTTCCGCAAGCTCTACCTGGCCGACGTGGACATCATCGAGGTCACTGATACTCCGTCCCCTGTGGATCCGTGATGTTGACCAACTTTCCCCACGACCCGTTGCTTGACCTGGATCCCTGGGTCGGGCAGCGTCAGTGCACGTTCCGGTTACAGCTGCTGGATGGCGTCTCTGGTGAGCAGAAGGGGGACATCACCCCGATCCGGGGAGCTCGCCTCACCCACGACACGAACCGGACCATCAAGCGCCAGCTCTCCATGGAGCTGGGGGTGACCGACACCCTGCGGGTCAACACGGTCCGGGACCGGGTCCTTGTATACATGACCTTCCCGAATGGGGCCCAGTACCCGCTGGGCCGGTACATGTTCACCGACTCGTCTCGGCAGTTCTTCACCTCGGGACGGCTGTCCAACGTGGTGATGAACGATGAAATGTTCCTCGTTGATCAACAGATCACCTCCGGTATCAACGCCAAAGACAAGAGCGTCGACAACGTCCTGGCCAGCGTTCTGGACCCGCTCCCGATCCACTACCGAATGGAGCAGTCCTCCTTCTCGTCCCAGGAATCGTTCAGTGTCGGCACCAACCGGGGCCAGATCCTCCAGTCCCTGTCCCTGGTAGGGGACTACTTCTCACCCTGGTTCGACAACACGGGGGAGCTGCGATTCATCCGCTCCTTCAACCCGGCCACCAGGATCCCTGACTTCGACTTCGATGCTGGCAACAGCGTCATGCGGGACTCGATCAATGAAACCGATGACCTCATCACGGCCCCCAACGTCTTCGTGGTGATCTCCAACGTTCCTGACGATCCCTCCATCGAGGTGGTGGGTACCGCCTTGGTACCCCCTACGGCGCCACACTCTGAGGCGAATCGGGGATTCCGCATTCCTCTCGTAACAGACCTTCAGGTCAGCACTCAGGGTCAGGCACAGGCGGTGGCACAGAATCTCGCTAACCGGTTCACCATCTTCGAACAGGTCGCTCTTAACACCGCTCCAGATCCTCGTCATGACTCCTACAATGTCATCCACTGGCAGGGTGACCTGTGGCTGGAGTTGGGCTGGTCCATGGCCCTGATAGAGGGCGGAACGATGGGCCATCTACTCAGGAAGGCGTACCCCCAGTGACAGGACCACTCAGGCCTGAGCAGATGGCGCCAGAAATCTTTGGTGTGGGCACCCAGGCCATCAAAGACAACGCAGCCCGTCTGGGCCTCACCTGGTCCCTGCGACCCGGCACGGTGAACTCCTACGTGGCCCTGACCAACACGGCGATGGTCACCTTCGATGGCGACACAGTCTCGATCGGGACCACCAGCTTGATCGGTTCTGTACGGATCAATGATCGAATCATGGGGATGGACGTACCGCCGGGTGGGAAGTTCATCATCGGTTATGTGGCCAACACATCCCCCCAACTCATGGGGTTCGTTAGTTCAACGTCTAACTCAGCAGGAACTGTGGCCGAGGCGGTGGTGCAAACCACGCCAGCCATGAATCTGATTCCGAACAGGGCTTATGAGGTACGGGTACTGGGTCACTACACCATGGGGGGTATCTCTGATACAGCGTTTATACGGATTAGAAAAACCTCTCTTACCGGCACTATCGCAGCCCTGTGGGGGACCGGTCTGGTCACTGGATTCGGTCACAACTCAAGCGTGTATGTCAGTAATAAATTCCAGGTTCTTGCTGCTGAGCAAGTGGTTCTAGTTAAGACTCTGCAATCTGAGACCGCTAATCAGATTATCGACTCCCCTTTCACCGCTACTCCACGAACCATAGAGGTCCGTGACGTTGGCTCTTCTGCCGACTTCACGGATCTTGTTTCCATCTAAGGAGGCTTGTGAAGATATACGTCATCCCCGCTGACGCTTGGGCGTGTGGACACTATCGAATGATCTGGCCTGCCGACACGTTGCGCCGGCAAGGCTACGACGTCACAATCATTCCCCCCTCAGATGAAACCGGATTCCTGGTGAAGACTGAGGAAGATGATCAGGGCAACCAGAGACTCATCGACGTCAAGATCCCCACCGGCGCGGATGTCATCGTGCTCCAGCGACCGGCACACCCTCTACAACCCCAGTTGATCAAGATGCTACGGGATCATGGAGTCACCGTTGTCGTGGACATGGACGATGACATGTCCACCATCCACCCAGACAACATCGCCTTCCGGACCTACAGCACCCGCTCGAACACCCCGTTCAACTGGCGCAACGCCGCCGAGTCCTGCAAGCTCGCCACCCTCGTAACAGCCTCCACGTCGGCACTCCTACGCACCTACGCCCGTCACGGCCGTGGCGTCCTCGTGGACAACTACCTCCCCGAGGCGACACTGAAGTATGGTGCGCCTACCGCCGTTGCAGGGGGCTCGTTTGGGTGGGCCGGGACTACCCAGTCCCACCCAAACGACTTGCAGACCACAGCTCCGTCGATCCAACGCCTCATCAACGACGGCCACGAGTTCCGCGTCGTGGGTGGTCCCTCCAAGGTGCGCCAGGCAGCCAGGCTGAAGCAAGATCCTCCCTGTACCGGTACCGTGGGCCTAGACGTATGGGTGGAAACCATCGCCAAAACCTATGACGTGGGTCTGATCCCGCTGGCCCCGACCTCGTTCAACACAGCCAAGTCCAGGCTCAAAGGGATCGAGCACTTCGCGGCCAAGGTGCCCTGGGTGGCATCCCCCCGGGATGAGTACCGCAAGCTGGTCAGGGAGTCCGGTGCTGGCCTCCTGGCGGACACGCCGAAGGAGTGGTACAGCCAGACGAAGCGTCTCCTCACCGATGACGTGCTGTACAAGGAGCAGGTCGAGGCCGGCACCGCCTACATGCAGGGACAGACATTTCAGGCAAATGCCTGGCGTTGGATGGAGGCGTGGGCGAGGGCCTACGACATTCAGCACGGGACCCTTCCGTCCCACCCCTCCCCTGGGTAGGATGTCGCCATGGCCGTGGGGGATAAGCACACCTTCAGGAACTACTCCTGGTACGAGACCCTGCACGGTCCGATGGTCGCTGGCACCTGCGTAGATTGCGGAGCACGAGCTATGGAGGTTGGTCACACGGACCGTTACAACCAGTGGGGCCTGAAAGAGGACACAGGAGGAGGAGTTCCGACTCGATGCAACAACTGCGCCCGGAAAGCCCACGGGCTACCAGCACTCTCATACGTGAACAGCTCAACATTGATGGACGAGGTGCACGAGAACAACTGTCGCTACGCAACCGGGTTTCTGTACTGCATCAACCACAACTGCAGCAACCCTCACCACCGGAGCAACCAGTGAAACCGTTCCGTGTAGCCGTGATCCCGACCCGTAACCGCACCGATGTGTTGAGCCAGTGCGTCATGGCCATCAGTGGCCAGGTCGACTGTGTCATCGTGATCGACAACGGTGACGTTGATCCAGTCATCGACCATGAAACCGCAGTGATCCGGGATCCTCAGCAACCGCCGAACCTTTCCCGGCTCTGGAACTTGGGTCTCACGGCCGCCACCATCATGGGTGAGCCGAAGTGGGATGTGGCCATCCTCAACGACGATGCGATCGTGCCGGAGGGCTGGTTCGATGCTGTTGCCACGAAGATGCGGGAAATGCAGGCGGCTGCGGCTTGCTCAGGCGGCTACACCATGCCAGTCCTGCACACACGCCCTGGCCCGGTTGGGCTGGCTACTCGCATGCAAGGGTATGCGTTCGTTCTACGGGGCGAGCTTGATCTCCGAGCTAACGAAGACCTCCACTGGTACTTCACCGACGACTACCTGGATTGGGAGTCACGGAAGCTCGGGGGGATGGTCATGGTCCCGGGGTTCCACGTCCAGCATCTCTACCCGAATGGACAAATGACACCTGAGCTGAACGAGCAGTGCGCCCGGGACGCCCAGACGTTCGTGGACATCTACGGAATGAGGCCGTGGTAATGCACCTGCATGAGTTCCTTGGACACGTCAACGAGATCGTTAAGCCGAAGACTTACCTGGAGATCGGGGTACAGCATGGCTACTCCCTGAACCAGGCTCACGCTGCCGACATCGCGATAGGGATTGATCCTCAGCCCCTTACCAAGGCCACTGGGAACCAAGAGATCTTCACGATGACCTCCGACACGTACTTTGACCCAGTCATGTCCCACGGAGTCATCGACCATGTCGATCTGGCCTTTGTGGACGGTCTCCATCACGCCGAACAGGCGATGCGGGACTTCCTGAACATCTGCAGCTACCTCTCGGACACTGGTGTCATCGTCATCGACGATGTCCTGCCCCGTAACGAGATAGAGGCGGATCGGTTCCAGTGTCCTGGCGACTGGACCGGAGATGTGTGGAAGATGGCTCACGTCCTGCACCGACAGTCGGAGGTCGAGTCCCTCTACGTCAACACTCAGCCCACCGGAGTCCTGGTGGTTACGGGAGCCACCCACCGGGTCTTGGACTATCTGTGGGAGAAACTCCCGATGCTCACGGGCGCCTGGCAGGGCTATCTACCGGTTCCACCCGAGATACTGAACCGTGAAGACGCCTGGGAGCCCCTGTCCGCCCTGGAAGAGTTGAGGAGCATGCGATGACGAAGTTCCGAAGGAGTAGCCACTGCGACGCTGGTAGCTGTGTCACGGTGGCCAACGGGTACTGGGACTGGAGCCGGAGCAGCTTCTGCTCCGATAACTCCTGCGTCGAGGTGCGGCGCGTGGAGGACACGATCGAGATGCGTAACAGTGAGGACCCGGACACGGTCCTGACCTTCACGCTCAACGAGTGGGCAGCGTTCCTTGCCGGCGTAGAGGATGGAGAATTCCCCGCGTGAAGATCGCAGTGACAGGGGGTGGCGGCTTCATCGGGGCCGCCACCATCGCGTACGCCCACGACGAGGGACACCAGGCGTGGGCCTTCGACCGGTCCAACGGTGACGACATTCTCGGGAGCCTGGAGTCCCTACGGGACGCCACCCACATCATCCACCTGGCCGGGATGTTGGGCACCTCGGAGCTGTTCGACACCCCCGAGCAGGCCATCGAGGCCAACGTGACGGGAACTCTGCGGATCCTGGAGTGGTGTCGGGAGATCGGCGCCGGGTACGTCGGAATCACGATGCCGGACAGCGACTGGGCGAACATCTATCAGGCCACCAAGCTCTGCGCCATGAGGCTTGCCTCGGCCTGGCACCGCAGCTACGGGATACCGGTCTCCCACGTACGGGCCTTCAATGCCTTCGGGCCTGGACAGAAGCACGGACCGGGGCACCCACAGAAGATCATCCCCACGTTCGCCACCTACGCCTGGGCCGAGAAGCCCATCCCGATCTGGGGATCCGGTCTCCAAACCGTGGACCTGGTCCACGTCAGCGACATCGCCCGGATGCTGGTGGAGGCCACCGAGTGGGGTGACGACCAGGTCTTCGATGCCGGCACTGGGGAGTCCCAGACGGTCCGCCAGGTGGCTGCGACGGTCAACCGGATCTGTGGTCAGCCACAGGACTCTTTCCACTACCTTCCGATGCGGAAGGGGGAAACACCCGAGTCGGACATCGTGGCGAAAGGTGAGGGCTGGGAGCTGTTGGGCTGGGGGCCCGAGTTTGAGAAGGAAGATCTCATCGCAACCGTCCGATTCTATAAACCATGAGAGCGGCGCTGTACACAGCGATCTATGGGGACTCTGACTGGGTGAAGCCGGTCCCAGACATCGACGTTCCCTGTTACCTGTATACAGAAGCCAGAGATACGGCCATGATGGCGCAGATGGCAGGCTGGGAGACACGTGTCGTGCCGCATAGCATCGCCACCCTGAAAGGCGATCCGAAGCTCACGGCACCGATGATGGCCCACAAGTTCTGGAAAACTCACCCGGAGCTGGCGTGCCCCGACGCAGACATTTCCATCTGGATCGACGGCTCCATGGAGGTACTGGCCAGTGACTTCATCCTGGCGTGCCTGACTGCCCTCGGCACCGATGACTGGGCCTGTGTGCGTCACCCGGCCCGGAACTGTATCTACCCGGAGGCGGAGTACTCCGCGACCCTGAAGTGGCGCTACGACAGCCCCTCCATCCTGGCCCAGTCGAAGTTCTACAGCTCCTTCCACCCTCGGGACTGGGGGCTGTTCGCTACCGGGCACAACGTCCGCCGGCACACTCCTGAGGTGATTGAGCTTGGCCACCAGTGGTGGGACGAGTGCCTGAACTGGAGCCACCAGGATCAGCTCTCGCTTCCGGTCCTGATGCGGCTGGCCGACTACAAGGTCAAGTACAACTACAACCTGCCGTGGCACACATGGTGGAAGCTGTACCAGCACGGCCAACGGTGAAAGGTCCTTGCGAAGGGCTCGTCCTGGCATAGGTCCCACTGTGATCAAGTGCGGTAAACCTGGGAGGCTGTACAAGAAGTTCATCCTCCCGTTCGGGGTGATCCTGTGCAGGGAGTGTTACCTCGCGATGGAGGCCAAGTATGGAGAATGACGTCACTGTTCTCGTGGCCGCGCACCCGGCCCGGCTACGCAATGGCCTCCTGGCACGTGCATTGGGTTCCGTGATGGCACAGACGAAGCAACCACAGGCTGTCTTCGTTGTGAATGACACTGATCGCCAAGGTGCCGGCTGGACACGTCAGACCTTGCTCAGCCTCGTGCAGACACGGTGGATCGCATGGATTGACAGCGACGACGAGTGGATGCCGGAGCACCTTGCCAAGCTCATGGCCGTAGCAGAATCCACAGACTCCGTGTACGTGTACTCCTGGTTCCATGGCGGTGACCCCCTTGGACACTTCGGACTTCCGTTCAACCCCTGCACCCCCCATCACACCACCATGGGGATCCTGGAGAGGGCCGACATCGCCCGGGAGGCTGGCTTCCCAGCATCGGCGCCGGGCCAATTCTCCAATGAGGACTGGGCCCACATCACGACCTTCGCCCAGATCTGCTGCGAGAGGGGCCTGAAGATGACTCACCTAGCAGAAAAGACGTGGACATACCATAGCGGCCACGGGAATTCTTCCGGTCAGCCCGGACAAGGCGACGCAGCCTAGGTCATACTGAGCCTATGGCTGTCCCATGGGTAGTTGATCGTGGGCTGAACAAGCTCCTTGAGCAGATTAACGCTGCCGCACCGGGCCGGAGCAAGGTTTCGGATGGTTCTATCGGTGACCCTGCGCACCAGGCTACCGAGTCTGACCACAACCCGGAGCACCCGCCGCCGTCCGGCAACCCTGACTTCCAGGTAGACGCCAGGGACTTCACCCAGGACCCGGCCCACAACGCGGACATGGGTGTGGTGTCAGAAGCGATCCGCCAGTCCCATGATCGTCGAGTCTCGTACGTTATCTTCAACCGTCGGATCTTCTCTGGCCTCGATGGGCCACAGCCGTGGGTGTGGCGTCCGTACTCAGGTACAGACCCCCACACGAACCATATGCACGTTTCGGTACGCGACAGCACCCACGACCAGACCCAGGATTGGTCTATCGGTATCCATGCCCCTACATCACCGGAGCCACCCATGACACTTCCCGACGGGTTCAGCACCACCTTCAACGGCATGGTGGGCGAGGTCGACGCCATGATCTACGACAAGCCGAAGGTTGTCTGGGGTCCTCTCACCGGCCAGGAGAACCTTCTCCACACCCGCCTGGTCACTATGGAGGCCAAGCTCGACCTGGTCACCAACATGCTCAAGGACCTCTCGCTCGCGAGTGGCTTGGACCCAGCTGCACTCCAGACTGCGTTCGAGGCTGCACTGGCAGCCAAGATGTCCGAAATCGCAGATGCTGTAGTTGATGAAGAGCACCAACGCCTAGGCGCTTGATCATCTTTGGTTCAGAATGAGGGCATGACCGCAATGAGCGGAGCAACTGCCCTTATCACTGCCCTTAGTGCTCTCTTGGTGGCTGCCTCAGCTCTCACCCCTGTCCTGATCTTGTTACTCAAGGAGATTCGGAAGGTGCATACGATCGTTAACCAGCAACGTACCGACATGACTGCCTACCAACTCAAACTGACTGAGTCGCTGCGGTCACACGGCATTGAGATTCCCACCGACGACTCGATACCTTCCGCATGACCACCCACCGGCGCTACTACTTCGAGGTGCCGGGGGAGTGGAAGACCGGTGGCCACCAGAAGCTCCTGGAGTTCCTCCGTCACACCTGTGAGAGCCGCTGGTGGTACAACGAGCCCAAGGTGGAGGGTCAACCCTTCGACCGGATCGCGTTCTCCTACACCGTCTCTGGCCGGGATCAGTGGTTCACCCACAAGCGGGCCATGTCGCTGGCGGTGGACTGTATGTACGTCATCGGGAGACGGGAGAACGACGTACCTGAGCCCATCTGGGAGACGCTCGGCCCAGACGGGCTCAAGTGGCGCGCGCCGATCGACTAAGCGGGGGTCACCGCTGAGTAGTTCTTGTCAAGATCAGCTGCACTCAGTGGCCTGACCTGATGATCTGACGCAGTATCTATTAGAAGAAGGTACTGTCCAATCTCGACAAAGCTCGTGTAGTCGCCGTACCCCGTCCAGTGGAAGGTGATGACGATCTGGTCCCCGACCTCTTCCACGCTGGTAGAGTTGGCGGGCCCGTTGGCCGGCAGGGGATCGGGTAGCTGGTCGAAGATCTCGGCGAAGTTGGTGCCGTCATAAAGCCAGGCTTGCAGTTTGGGAACGAGAGTGATCATTGTGGCTGTCATTTTGGTACTCCAAACGGAAGGGGAGGTACCAGCCTAAGCCGGTACCTCCCTGGACACAGGGCCGTCAGTGTTAACTTATCTGGAACGATGAAGCCACGTCGTTGAACGTGGTCCATTCCAGATGGTTGGTCGTCTCGGCACTGCCGACGAACCAGGCACCACCGCTACACCCACCGTCCTTGAACATGACCAGCGCGCGACCGGTGTGGTTGCTGAACGACGTGATGCTGTCATTGAACTGTCCCTGCGTTGGGATACAGCCATGTGGATCGGTCCAGAAGTACTGAGCTCCGCCACCGTTGGAGTTCGTGTACACACAGAACCGGTTGGCTCCGCACTGGGAGCCAGCATCCGCTGAGGCTGGGCTGGCTATGAACAGGGATGCCGCGATTGCCACCATGGCCATCGCGGCACCGAGGGCAAGCTTCTTCATGAGTTCCTCTCCGTTGAGTGAGGGTTCCAAATTAAGACGGTAGTCACCCACAACCTCCTCGTGGATTGTGTGGGACTCGAACCCACCTGCCTCCGGCTAAAGTGCCGGGCTCATCCGCTGAGCTAACAACCCAGGTGCCCTTTGGTGACCCCGGGCCAGGGTTGTGGCGACTCCCCTCGGAGACGTTCACCGTGGCGGGTACCGGATTCGAACCGGTGACTTCCGGGTTATGAGCCCGGCACGCTACCGCTGCGCCAACCCGCGCTGGTGAGTGCGACAGACCTCGAAAACTGCCGCACTCATATCCCTACCCTACCCCGGAAATCAGGTGAAGTCCAGAGTCCGGACATCCAGGAGCTTGTCTGTCTCCTGGTCCAGGCCGAGGGCCCCGATGACCTCAGCCTCGTCTCCCTCCGGCCACTTGTCGAGCCGGGCCGTGATGGTGACGACCTTCCGAGCAGCCTGCCGGCGCCTCTCCTTGATCGCGTCGGCCTCGGCCATCTGCTTCTTCATCAGATCCTGCTGAGTACCCATGACTCTCCTCATGCTGGTATGTCGACGCCAGCCTCCTTGGAGGCGTTGGCCCGGGCCAGATGGGCCGCGACTGGCTGCCCGGCCTTCGTCTGACACCTCCTACCAGGCTGAGCCCCACAGTAGGTGCAGTAGAACTGCCTCAGGTGAGCCTCTTTGTCACCGGGGGTTCGAGGACCGATCCTGCGAGGTCTGGTGAGCATGTCACCCTCGTCGTGCTCTTCCACGATGTCCGCAGCGAACAGGTTCAGGATCCGCTGGTTCTCTTCCGCGTAGTCGGTGACGGTCTTCCCCGGCTCGGGGTATCGAGGCCCATACCGGGGACAGATCTGTGTCTTATGTCCGGGAAGTCCACAGTTGTAGCAGCGCAGCTGGCTCACGACACCTCCCGCTCGAAGAAGTCTTCCCGGGACATGTGCCCGTGGCGCACCTCTGCGGGTAGCGCCCCGATGTGCCAGAACACGAACACCGCGTCAGGATCACACCGGAAGGCGTTCTTGTGGTGGATGTCGTACGTGCGCCTGGCCGCCTCCCGGGCCGCCTTACGTGAGGGGTACATGAGCTTTCCGTGCACTTCACACCAACCGATAGCGGTCCTCATCATTTTGTTCATACAGTCTCCAACTCTTGATCCACTGCACCCAGTCTCGGATCCGCCAGACCGGCGGCCCACGGAACGTGAGCAACGGCGGCGGAGGTACCGGGTTGTACTTCCCGTGCTCCTCGATCGGCTTCACCCATCCAGGCTGCTCAACGTCGGCCGCGATCTCCTCTATTGTCCTCAGCGGGGCCGCCTTCATGGCCAAGATCCGGTCAATCTCACCCGAGTCGGCCCTGCTTAATCGGTCCTCCTTCCGGTGACGGCCGCTGTAGCCGCTCACTTCTCCGCCTCGGCCAGGAGGTCAGGGATGGCGAGGAGGACCCGTCGGAGCTTCACCCACTGGTGCGTCTCCAGGGTCACCGTGGCGGCGGCCGGCGACGGCCACAGGTCCTTCACCAGGTCCAGGGTGTCCCGGAGCAAGAGGAGGTGGTCCACTGGCGTCACCGGCTCTTCCCAGGGACGCTCCACGATGCCAGCCTCGGCTAGAGGATCATGGGCCATCTTCATCACCCGCTGGGCTGCCTGTGCCAACACGAGAGTGTCGTCGTCTTGGTACCCGATCCCGATGTTCATGGTTACTCCTTCGGCTCCGGTGGATCGATGTAACCGGCGATCATGAGCAGTCGCATGAACGTATCGCCCGTCATGGTCACGTACCCGTCGCCGGGGGATCCTTTCCCCCGGCGGTGGTGCCATATCACCCCTATCTCTGCGTTCGCGTTCTTCCTCTCAGTTTCAACCTCGTCGACCCAGCTCGCCAGCAACATCGTCCTGGCGTTCTTCGCCTCAATGACAACGCGAGCTATACCGGCAATGTCCCCTCGGTCCTCGGACCCAGACAGGGCTCGACGTTCAGCTCCGGGAACACCGCACTGAAGGAGGTAGTCGACGATGGCTGACTCCCACCGGGTCCCCTTCTGCTTGGATGCGTTCACTTAACCTCGATGAAGGCCCGGGTCTGGTAATGCTTCGCGATGTCCGGGTGCACCGCTGCGAACTGGGCCATGTCGAACGTCGGCACCACCACGTCATGGACGTAGTGGTCGGTCAGGTCCGGGTAGTCGGTGCGGAGATCCTTCTCCCGGTAGGTGTTCTTGTAACGATTAGTGAACGCCAACTCACCATCGACCAGGGCCGCCGTGGCTTCACCCATGGACTCTTGGATCTTCTTCCTGAGTTGCTCCTTCCTCTCCCGCCACGCCTTCTCAGCGGCGGCGGCCTCCTTCAGGAGCTTGGCCAAGTCACGATCGGCCTCCACGGTTAGTTCACCGGGCTTCGGTTCTGGTAGTGCCATTTCGTCTCCTCTCACAGGATCCTTCTCAAGGTTCTATCGATACATGTACATGTGTTACTCGTTCTCTGGGTCGAAGTCCCCCAACCTTGGCTTCCTCACCTCGTTCTCGTTGAGGAAGGCAGACGCATCGTCCGGCACCTCCACCAGGTCCTCGTCGTCTTCCTCGTCCTCATCCTCCAGGACGGGTACGACAATCTGGGCCACCGCGTAGATGGCAACCGCTGCCGCTACGCCGATGAGTGCGGCGATTGCTAACTTAATCTTCATAGGAACCGAAAACCTTTCTAGTTGTCATTGATGTGAATGCGGTCCAGAAGTTTTTCATTAGTTTGCGTTGGACACGCCGCATTTCAGCTACAGAAGGAGGCAGAAGGTGATCCACCGGTACTACGGGGAAGTCTCTGAGAAGGGTATCCATTGTCGGATAAAGCGGAATATTATCTGCAAGTGCCCCCTCCTGTACCCTGGCCTGGAAGGCCAGGTCAAGTGTCTTTGTGTACGGTTGAGGGATCCACGGATCCATGTCACGAAAGGCCAGAGCTTCTATCTGCGCTTTCTCGGCCCTGAATCCCTCTGTTCCTAGAATGATTCTCCCGTACGCTTTGATAGAGCCCAGGATTATTCCTGTCGTGTCGCGACTGCCGGGTTCATGTGTCGCATAGATCCCGCAGGTACAGCCCTTTACCGGGGCGACATGGGGGTCTATTTGCACATCGTAGGAAATGAGAGAAGCCATAGCTAAGAGCCTCAAACGATCAGTCTGACATTCAGCTACTAACTCTCCAGGATGCCAAACGACCGGCCAATTAGTAGCCTGAAGTTGAAATCCCATCGGATCGACTCTCCACGACCTAAAGCCTCTGAGAGTCCCTGGGACCATCTGGTGCTCAAAGGGCCCATAATCCTCAGACATGGGCCGGCTCCTTCACCGGCTCCACTGGTTGAGGCTCAGGGGTTGGCACCACGGCTGGTTCCTCCAGCGGAACGAACTCGACTTCCTTGATCTCCTCACCGATGTCCATTACTTTCCCTTCTTGATCGGTTCCCACTTGGTGACCGTGTACCGGCCGTAACCCTGTGACCGGGTAGCACCGATACCTTGCTGCTCCCCGCACAGCCAGATCGTGGCCCACTCCTCCTCCGAGAAGTTCCAGTCCGCGTGGACAGTGAAGTCGATGTTCGCGTCGTCCACGTACTCCTCATACTGGATACCGGTACCGCGCCACGTGTGCACGAACCGCTGGTTGACCCCGGTCGGCTCACTGACGCCCAGGTGTAGGCGATCCTCCATGACGAAGACATGTTCGGAGAGGAAGCCGAGGAGACCCTTGTTGGTCTTCCCCCAGCCTTGCTTCTTCAGCTTGTCTGCTGCGACGGCGACGGAGGTCGCCTCCTTCAAGGCAGCCTTGAGCTGTCGGCCCTCGATGTAAAGGCCCCCGTCGTCTCGTTTGAACCCGTTCAGGTTCTTCTGGGCGTTGACGACCTCAACTGCTTCGTCGGCGCCAACGCCGCGTTCCACCATCGTCTCGGCGACAGCATTTCGGATGAGGTCATCACTAGTGACGCCGAGCTTCGTGCGAAGCCAAGCCTCCGCAACCTTCGGATCGGTGGGGATTCCACCGGCAATGGTTCCAACGTTGAGTGTTCCAGCGAAACGGTATGGGTACGAAGCTGCACGGTACTGATCAAAGGCGGGCATTAGTTTCTCTTTCGGGTTGTCGGATTGGGGTTGGCCGGCGGCGGCAAGGGTCGGATCGTCGGATGGGAAGGGGTGAGCAGAACTGGTCTGGATAGTCGGAATGGGGTTGGGGTGGAGCGGTACGAATAGTCGAGATGGATTGGGTTGGGTTGGGCTGTCGGAATGGAGCGGGTCGGGTGGAACCGGGTAGTCGGGCTCGGGACGGGGTGGGGCGGGTAGTCGAGGGTTGTCGGAATGGTGCGGGGAGGAGTGGGGCGGGTAGTCGGAATGGGATGGACTGGATCGCACTGGGGTAGTCGGGTTGACGGGGCGGGGAAAGGGGAAGGAAGTCGGACTGGTCTGGCTTGGGAAGGTGTGGGCTGTCGATTTGGGTTGACGGGGAAGGGGGCGGACTGGGTAGTCGGGTCGGTCTGGGAGGGCGTGGGAGGAAGGGGGAGGTCGGAATGGGGTGGACTGGATCGGACTGGAAAGATCTGTCGGAATGGATCGGACTGGATCGGGTGCGGGCAGGTTAGTCGGATAGGACTGGTGAGGTGTGGTCTGGCATGGATTGTCGGATAGGTGTGGGTAGGCGAGGAGTGGTGCGCTCAGTCGGGGTGGGGGAGCCGGGGCCGGGGCCGGAGGGGGTTGGAGCGGGTAGTCGGATCGGGAGCGGGCAGGCAGGGAAGGGGCTGTCGGAGCTGGGAAGCACAGGGGGGGAGCGGGTAGTCGGATAGGGCCGGGTGGGGAAGGAGAGACGTGGCAAGTCAGATTGGGGTGGATATGGGAGGGGAGGGGCAGGTTTGTCGGGATCGAGGTGGGACGGCCTAGGCATGACAAGGCTCGGGTAGTCGGGCTCGGAACGGGGTGGGGCTGGGAGGGGTAGGTTTGTCAGGAGAGAAGCGACTCGCGAAGTCGGAGTAGTTGATCTTCGGTGAAGTACTCAGAAACGGGGCCATCCTTCACTTTCCGAGCCAACGCCCGGAAGAAAGCCGCCTCCATTGCCAGGGAGCGCGAGTCCTTCTCGTACCCTCTGGCGACGTAGATCAGCTCGTCCCGGTTCAGGTCCGCCAGCACCTTCCGGGTGCCCTCCGGCGCCACCACGTACCGACACCCGAGCCACCCGGTCATGGCCCGAGGGTCGCCTTCGTCGTGCCGAACCGCAGCCTCTGCGAAGGCTGATCGTGGCCCAGTCGTGCGGGCGTGGGCCCGACGGGAGCGATCCCGGTAGTTGATCGCCCCCCACACCAGCTGCTCGGCCTGCTCGTGCAACCAGCCGGCCAGCAGCTCAGGGTCAGCTGTCTCCAACTTGTCTACGATGTCCCGAGCAATGTGCCGGGACACGTACGGCCCGGCGCTTGTCTCGGCGTCGATGAGGGCTCGCATCTCGGTGGCGAAGTCGCGCATGGCTACTCGTGCTTCGGGGTGGCCTGAGCGACCCGACGGACCGCCCTGATGGCTTCGGACCGGTCGATGTAGCTGAGCTTGCTGGGCAGCTCGTAGATCGCCTTCTCCACGGCCATACAGGCCGATCTGTGCGTGTCTTGGGTGAGCTGCATGAACGTGGGGACCATCGACAGGGCCAGCTGCTTTGCGGCGGCCTCCATGATGCTGACGAGGCTGCGCACCTCGGCCGAGTCCAGGCCGGCACCGGCCATCCTGGCGCCCAGTTCGACTTGCTCCTGAGCCGAGAACCCTACGAGAGCTGCCCGGTTGTCACTCACTGTCAGCGACCTTGAACGCCGCGTTCCAGATGGAGTAGACGGCCACGGTGACGCCGTCATCGTCGGTGAGGTATAGCTCCCCGACCTCGCCAACGCTCATACCCTCGGCTACCACCGTGTCTACGACCCAGCCCTTGCAGTCGTTTCCGGCGTTCCACTCGTTGTTCCAGACTTCAATCATGTTCCCAGCGTACCCACCCCTCCCCCGGTTGGTCAACGGAGACGAGAAGAGGGCCCTGGATCGCTCCAGAGCCCTCTCACAGTTCGAACAGCTGTTCCTGCTCCGTCAGCGTCGGTGGTGGTCGAGGCAACGCCCTACGACGTGAGCCTGAACAGGCTTCGCAGAGGACCGCGTCGTGTGGTACCCCCTCCTGGGTGAGGCCGTGATAGATGTGCCACCCCTTGGCCCGAGCCCAAGTCTCGGTGATCTTCAGGTCCCCCCGGTCGTGAAACCAGCCGCCGCACGTTGAGTAATTGTCGCAGTAGAGCTTCATTCCTAGGCCGAAGGACAATCTGGATAGTTTCCTGAGCAACCGGGGACACAGCAGTCAGTTTCGGTCCTCATCTCCTGGGCCAGCACGGTCAACTCCTCAGCAGCCTCGTACGGATTCACTCGATGCTGACAGTCGCACCAGGTGCCATTACGGCACGTCGCGTGGTTCTTCTTCCTGCAGGTCTCGCAGATCATTCAGATGCTCCCAAGTACGTCGAGCGGACTTCAGGGTCTCACTCATGGTGTGGCGAAGCAGATCCAGAGCCTCGAAGTAGTCACTATGTAGCTCACCTCCCTCCCCGGTCTTGTAAGCAGCGTCAAGATCTTTGAGGCAGTCCTCCACACCCAGCATGTAGCCATTGGTGTAGAAGAGCTGTCTGTTCCTTGTGGAACCTATTACATTTCCGATACTGATTTCCCACCTGCTATGCGTCACGTTTGCTCCTTCGTCACAGAGATGACCTTCTCAAGCCATTCAACTATGCAAATGTACATATCCTTAGGTGAGGCGGTGTGTGACGGCGGGTACTTGCTCCTCAGGAACTCCGCCGGCCGCCACGACACCATCTCCTTGTGTAGACCCTCCAGAGCCTCAACCTTGAGCCTGTGGGCCAGGTCTGGAGTCATGACCAGGCCGTTGCGGTGGAGCACCTCTACCGGGTCCTGACCAGATGTCTGGGACCAGGCGAGGAGCCCTTTCACTGTCTGGTAAGACTCCGGATCGATCGGCGTCACTGCCATTCGATACGCCAGATGTTGCGCACCACGGCACGAGGCTCAACGTCGTTGGCTGGAACGTGGAGTTCATAGTTATGTGTGACGTGTTCGGTACCAGCGTTGAGTTCCTCAACGGTCTCGGCAAGCCAGCCAGTGATATCAAGTGCTTGCTGGAGAGACTCATCTACTCCTCTGACGTGGTCCATGATCCGGACTCTGCGCTGCAACCAGTACAGGATCCTGGCCCGTTCGTCGGCTCGAATACTTTCCGACTCTTCGAAGGTCACCACAGCTCCTCCACCGTCCTGGCCCCCTTCTCGGTGAGCACCATCTGGTTCTTCTTAGGGACACAGAGACCGTGCGATTCAAGGTGGGCTACATGGCTCATCACACTGATGCCGATACCATTACGCCACCGCCTGCCATGGAAGAAGACTTCCCCGTAGCCGACCTCCCTCAACACGGCCACCTGTGCCGGCGTGAGTTTCATTCCGACTCGGGCTTCGGGATCGACTTACCGTGGGGGTACGGTTCACCCCGGTCGGGCTGATCCTGTTCGAGGATCTTGGCCATGATGGCGGCCATGCCGTAGAGCTGAACCTGAGCCTCTTGGGCGTTACGGTTGGCGACCGCCTGCTTGTACTCGAAGTCCAGCCTCAGGTCCTGGGCCTGGTAGTAGGCATCGGAGTACTGCCTGCTCCTCCTCTTGCGGGCCCTGACCCGATCCAGGGTGTCATCCTCCATCTGGGCCACCTTCTCCTGCCACTTCATGGCCTTACGAGCGTGTTCCAGGGCCCTCTCGGCAAAGTTCACGGCATGCTCCTGTCTGTCGCGTGGTAGGTCACGTAGCCCAGGACCGTGAAGAACAAGCAGCCGCCCCCGCAGAGTGCCACGAGGACGGCCAGGACGATCAGCGTTGTGTAGCTGGTCTGGGCTGTGGTACCAGGTTTGATCTTCATACCTTCCCTTCAATCCCAAACTGGCTCGGCCCCTTTAGCAGAAGGGCCGAGCCAGTTCGTCCGCTTCGCGGATGCAATCCCCCAGGAGGCTCACACCAGGGGACTCCAGGTCTTGTGGTACCTACCCCCAGGTTACCCGGGGAGGGGTGGGTGTGTCTACCGGAGGATGGCTCGGATCGTTTCCTCCCGGGTGAGTGCTCGACCCTCCTCGGCCAGGCGGGTGATCGTGGTGCGCCGAGCCCCGATCGTCTCCGCCAGGCGGGTGGCGTCCCAGTCGGACTGGGCCACGACCTCGGCTGCCTTACGTCGTCTGATCCTGGCCAGTTCGGGCACGATCCGGTGGTTGAGGGTGTCGATGAGTTCCCCGGTGACCACTATCTGCTCGGTGTCTGTGAGGGCCTCTAGTTCGGCCCAGAACGTCTCCTCCCAGCTCATTTTTCCAACTCCTTAACGTCTGACCCAGGTATCCCTGGGTGACTTAAGAATAAGTCGGGGATCCCGCTTGATCAAGAGTCCTGCCCAATTATCGGAGCGTCCGCTACCCACTCCATGATCCTGAACGTGTCGCCTCCGTCAAAATCATTGAATCTGCAGGCCGGGCAGTTAGTAAATAGGCAGTCGTGACGGAGCGAAAGATCCGCACCCACTGGAATGGCTCCGAAGATGTCTATGGCGAAGTTACTGGCGTCTTCGAGATTGGATGCTCGCTCGAACATGTAGTCAATCTTGGCGCCGACCCAGATTGGGATCCCGTAGTATTCCTGGACTGCGACATGCCAGCAGAAGTCTCCTTGTTCATCAAGGAATTGACCCCATTCTTGAGCCTTCAGCTTCGGCAGAGTGCAGCCAATGGCGCAGCCCTTGAAGACGAAATTGTCGCCATGGGTTCCCCACCTCTGGTACTCGCCGAAGGCGAACTGGTCCTGAGCCTGATGCTCTTTCAGCTTGGCCCCGACGAGGGCCTTCAGGTCAGGATCCCCGTGCCATGCACCTCTCAGGTGACCATCAGGCGACGGGCCAATGATCTCGTCCTCTTCCGGTGACCGCACTATATGGACCTCGACCGTGCACATACTTACCTCCAACTCATCGTTGGTACACCAATGCGATCCAGAGACCGCCCCCACAGCACACCGTCATACAGATGGCCAGGACGCTCAGGAACGTGGCCATTGGCCAATCGCTTCCGTTCCTAACAGGACGGTTCCGGTTGTAGTCAGAGTTCACACATCCACCCACTTCGTGACGACGGTGGTGATCCCCTCGTTGCGGGCTGCCAGGATCAGGTCGCTGGTGGCCGGCTCGGCTGCCTCCTCGCGGACGAACGCCAGGATCAGATCAGCCCCCGAGTTCAACATCTCGCCGTTGCTGACCGTGTTGGCCGTGATCCCGTACCTTTCCCAGTCGGTCTCGTAGATCACCGGCTCGATCCCCCGCCGCCGCGCCCACGTGTCCGCGATGGCGTCAACGCCTCTGGGCCGACCACGGTGCACGATGGTCAGTGCCCCCTCAGACAGCTCCATGAGGGCCTCCAGGAGGTCCAGGGCCCGGTAGACGCGGCCCTCTGCGTAGACGCCTTCCCAGTTGGATGACCCGGTGACGATGACCCTCATCCGGTTCTCCTTGTCGAAGACTGACAGCTCCAGGTACTGCTTGCGGATTCCCTTGGCGATCATCGGGAACGTCCAGTTACGGTCATCGTTGGCTTCTATGGCCTTGACGGGGGCACCTTCTTCGCTGACACCAATCACAGGATTCACCCCGCTGTCTTCTCCGTTACCGTTGGTGCTGGGTACAAAACCAAACCCATACCATTGCGCCACCGGCCTCCAGAGATCCTCACCGGCACCTTGCCCCCGGAGATGGCTGAGGATCTCATCGCCAGTCTCTGGAAGGTCTTCAGCTGCTACGTCAATGATCCCCATGAGGGCCAAGGCATCATCCGTGAAGACGAACCCGTTATCCAGCGCCACAAGGATGGCAACGCCAAGACAGCAGTACCGCTTGGTGGGGTCTTTGAGTTCGGCGGGATCGTCGATGGGGGTGCAGTCCTCGATCTGCAATTGAGCAGCACCTTGGGCGTATTGCTTCGACTCCAAGGCGTCGGCCCACAGACCGAGACGTTGCTTATTCGGTTCACTCACTAGTGGACTCCTTAGGGTAGTGCTTCCGAAGCATTGCGGCGATTTGAGGGAAGGTACAGAAAGCGTCGTCGTTAGCTCCCGTGGCGCAGATTGGGTTAGCGTCTACGCCACCGGTGCAATCTGCATTGGAGCATTCAGCGTCTGCGCAAGGTATGTATCCAACATATGGATCCGAATTATCGAATCCATACCATTCCCTGACCTTGGACCAGCCGCCCAGGGTGGCATTCTCGCGAGTGGGAAGTTCCCAGGGATCACTTACTTGGCTGTAGTCCGTTCCAATATCTAGGCGGACCATTTCCTCTAGGTCGTCTAGATCCTCGTTGGTGTAACGGACCCCGTTGGCGAAGGCCACCTCGATGGCTACACCGAGGCAGCAGTAGCTGTATCCAATACCGGGCGGGTATATGCGCCAGAGGGCCCCGTATCCCTGCTTGTCCCGATACTTTTCTGACTCCAGGGCCTCCGCCCAGAGCCAGACCCGCTCCACGTTCACAGTCATTCGTTCTCCTCAGGCTCGTCGAGGCGGTAATGGATACTCAGACTTGCGGCGATCATGGTGAAGGTCCACATGGAGTTGTCGTTGGCGGAACAGGCGGTGAGACCGGACGCTACTTCAGGGTTGGAACTCTCAAATCCGTACCACTCGGCCACCTCAGGCCACAGGACACTGTTGCCGGCAGGGTTCTGCGCCCCGCGCTCGTCTACGAAGCCGAAGCTCGTGAGCCCGTTCTTCAACGCAACATCTGTAGCGACGCCCAGACAGCAGTACTTCCATTCCCGTGTCGGGTCCTGATCGCTGACACAGCGTTCTATACGGAGGTATCCCTGCCCCTGGGGGTAGTCCCCCGAGAGCAGGGCATCCCGCCACATCCGGACCCTGGCCTTGTACGGGTACTCCGGGTCCTGGGGGCTCATGACTGGCCTCCTGCGATGTATCGGGCCCTGAGCGCCTGCGCGATCCGGGGGAAGTCCCAGCCGAGCTTGTCGTTGGCCTCCACGGCCGCGATCGGGTAACCGTCCGCGTCCGATTCCTCGCTGAGGATGAAGGCCCGGTCGTCTTCGAGTTCCACGCCATACCAGGCCGCGACCTCGTACCACTCGTGGAGAGTGCCGTTGCCGATAACCTGCCAAAGCAGATCATTAGGTACATCCGACTCAGGATTGGTGACGAGGGCCATCTCCCACGGCTCCAATTGAATCTCCCGGTCCCTGAGCAGGTCCTCAGTGATCCGGAAGCCGTTCTTGTACGCGACCATCACGGCCACGCCGAGGCAGCAGTACTTCCGGGGGTCAGGCAAACGCCAACTACACAGGCGGCCCGGCCCCTGCTCGTACTCCCCCGATTCCAGTGCGTCGGCCCACAGGGCCATACGCGCCTCATTCACTCCCATACTGCTCCATCCCTTCGGTGGTGGATCTTGTAGTTGATGTTGCCGTCCTTGACATTGACGGTCAGCTCTGTTTCTAGAGCCTCGATCCAACGGGACACAACATCCAGTTTCGGCTGAAATCGCCCATACTCCCAGTCAGACACCATGGACTGGACAACTCCCACCTTTTGCGACAGCTGCCACTGGGTCAGTCCCTGGGCAAGCCGCTCGTCGCGTAGACGAGCACGACACTCTCTCCAGTTCACACCCCCAATTCTACTACCCACCCCTCCCCGGGGCTACCCCTCCCGGATACCCACCCCTCCCCGGGGGCTACCCCACCCCAGATACGACACATATCGGGCGCCCGGAACAACGCGGAACAACACTGTTCCAGATCCCGGAATAACTATCAGCATCTATATACGCTGGTCACCCCCTCTTTTTCTCTCTTTTTTTTCTCTTTGGAACATTGGAAGTAGTTCCGTAAGTAGCCATAGAGAGAGGGAGAAGGTGATCATGATACGTGTGTATACGAAAGGAGAACTTCCGGAGGCTGTTCCAGAAGCGCTTATTCCACCGAAACACCATCTGTGCAGGCCAGGCACCAAGATTCAAGGATCACAGTCGATGTCGTAGTGGAACAACAGCTCCGTTAGTCCGCTCGACCCATCCTGGCCTCCAACTCGACCACCGCCGCGATAGCAGCCTGTCGCTGAGCCTCTACGGAGGGTGTTGGTGCTGTGGAGCCGGCCACATGAGGCTGATCGAGGCGATACAGCTTGATCTCCCGGTCCAGGCACCTGATCCCGGCCTCGATGAAGCGCGGATCAGGTTTCCCCCCGTCCCCGGTGATGTGTGGCGCGCACGCCTCCCAGATCAGCTCCAGGCGGCGGATCGTCTGGGCCCGGACGCGGGGCTGGGCCTCGATGACGTCGTCTTCGTAGATACCCCCGGTGGGGGTGAGGTCTGTCATGGCCTCAGGATCAGCTACGGATCGTTGACTCGGCAATCATGCAGTGTTACCAAAGATGCATTTGATCATGCAGTGTTGAATACTGGCAGCACCCCGGACACGTCCCGTCACGTGGCCTCAGAATCCCAGGCATCGAGTCTCATCATATCGACTGGGAGTCATGTAGCTTAGAGTAGCAGGGTCGGGGCAGGTGGCTATGCATAAGCCCCCACCTCCCAAGATCCGAAACCCCCGCTGCCTGCCCCGCTGCCTGGCACATGTGTGCGACCGGCTGCCCCTGTGTCGGCCACCTGACACTAGGCTATGGCCCAGCTCAGGGCAACTTGATCAAGCAAGCGCTTGGTAGGGTAGAGTGGATCACTCCAATGTGGACAGTCAGGGGACAGGGTGACCCCTGTGTCATCAACTATACCCCTCCCACCCCTGGTACGGCTACGCAGCGTGGTGTGACGTAGATCATGGGCATGGTTTCACGTGAAACACCAATGCCCCCGCTGCGTGGTACTGGGGGCAGCGGGGGCGGTGGGGTTGTGGTTACACCTCCTCGGTCGAGATCCCTGCCTCGGTGGCGACCGTGGCCAGCATGGGGAGGAGCTGGGTGGCCACATCCTCCGGTAGCCGGTCCAGGGCCATGAGGATCAGGACCATGGGGGCGGCCGTGTCTTCCTGCCCGGCGTTGCCTAGCTGGGTGGTGAGGCTTTCCAGCTCAGGCGTGATCAGGCTGTAGTCGAGTTCCATGGGGAACTCCTCTCTGTGAGGCTGCCCCTAGCCTACCACACCCCAGGGGTGGGTGGGGGTAGGACCCGCCCCGGATCTTGGCTCAGCGTGGCTCTCAGGGCGTTTCACGTGAAACACAGCGAGCCCCCGACCCGGGTCACGGGGCGGAGGCTCGCAGTGGTGGGCGTGGCTAGGCGACCGGCGGCATGCGCCGGAGGAACCGCTCCCGAGCTAGCCGGAACGCGACCCGTTGGAACGTGGGCCACTCCCGAGCCAGCCCAGCAGCGGTCAGGATCTCCAGAGCCTGGTGAGGCCTGGACGCCAGCCACGCGAGCGCCGCGCGTCGGTACACGCGGCGCCGCATGGACGGCATCATGAGCTAGCTCGCTCCGGGCGTGGACCACGTGTTGATGTTGATACACGTGGTGTCGTCGGGTAGCGCGGTCGGGCACGGCCCGTCAACGTACAGGATCACGGGGTGACCCCGACGTCCGCACAGGCGGTTACCCTGCACCCGGCAGTCCCACTGACACGGGTAGCCCTGGTCAGGACCGGCCCCATCCTCCGAGGCACATGCGGGCGCACGAGACGCTACCGGCGCGGTGGGTCCGCACGCGGACAGAGCGAACGTGACCAGCATCGTCACGACGATCAGCCACGTGAACCCCCACGCCGCCCAGTTGGTCCTAGCCTGATCTTGGTTCATGTTGATCTCCCATCTCGGCCACCCTGGTAGGTGTCCGCGTGCCTGGCCGCGCCACGACAGCACGGCCAGGCTGCCACAGTCAGCTGACCGTGGACTTGTTGATCTCTTCCTCCCACAACCCCTGATTGCCCCCGGCAAACCCGTGGGTGTGCGACCAATCAGCGGCCGGGCCCCAATCGTCGTTCACCATCGGCACGGCGTGCTGCAGGCCAGCCGTGTACGGAGAGCCGTATTCCTGGTTCCACCCCTCCGTCTTGGCTACCTGTGCCAGGACACAGTTGTACGGGTTAGACACGTTGAAGTTCCGGACGTAGGTGCGCCACCCAGGCGCCTGAACGTCGAGCCAGGCCACCCCACGGGCAACCTGAGCGCGCTCGTCGTCGGTGAACGTACGGGGTTCGTCGCGGCATTCCTCGCACATGTTGATCTCCAATCTGGGGAACCGACGGCCCCCCTCGTGCCCCCCGACGCCACGACAGCGCCGGGAGGCTGCCACGGTCAGACCACCGTGGACTTGTTGATCTCCTTGACCCAGAGGTCACGCAGCGGCGTGACGTCCATGAACGACGCCGCCACTGCGAACCCGTGGGCAACTGCCCACGCCTTCCGTTCCTCCCACGTACCCGTGGGCAGAACGTGGATCAAGGCGTTGTGGTACGGCCACGCGCTGTACTCGTTGGTCTCCACCGCCCAACTCTGGCCGCCGGCCAACTGGCCGAGCACACACAGGTACGGGCTGTACAGGCTCAGCGAGCCGACGTCGATCAACTGACGCCAGTTGGGAACCTCCTGGTCGAGCCAGGACACCCCGGCGGCAACCGCCTCTTCGTAGGTCATGACGACCCTTCCCGGCTGCCTGGTGACAGCCTCCGTCCCGGCGGGGGCCACGACAGCTCCCCGCCGGGTGCGCGGGCTCAGCCGCGCTTGCGTGGCAGGTACGTGGTGACCTGCCACAAGATCCATCTGCCGTTGTGTAGGCAGAAGATCCAAACCGTGCTGGGCACTGACCGCAGATACTCGGCGTGCTGGCGCCTGCGGTGCGGCGGTACCTGAGTGACGTACGTGGCGTGCCCAGTCACGTACGTGAGAGCCAATGTGGACAACAGTTCGACGCTCATCCGGCGAACCTCTCCGTCGGTCTTGCAGGGATCGGCGGGAGGGTTCCCACCCTGCGACCCTCCCGGGCCGGGCACCGTTTCACGTGAAACATCGGTGCCCGGCCCCCCCTTGGGGGCTAGCGCGTCTCGAAGCGGCGCGCCAGTCCGGCGTCGTGGTGTGCCTGCCCCACGAACGTCCGCTCATGGCCATGATCGTCAGCCGGTAGGTGCCCGTCACTGTCGGCTACCTCGCCAGCGACCTCCTCACCGAAGATCTCCAGCAGGTTCGCGTACGCGCGGTGCACTTCGGCCTGCGCGGCTTGGACACTGGCGAGGGTCTCGAAGTCCTTGCGGACGCTCAACACCTCAATGAACATGTCCAGGTCTCGATCCAGAGTGCTGGCGTTGTGGGCCAGTGCCTGGGCGATGGTGCTCGCCCGCTGTGACGGGCGCACCTCCATGACACACATGTGTTGCTCCTTCCCGCGCCACCGTGGCGCTTCCACACCGCCCGGTGATGTTTCACGTGAAACATCGATCCCGGGCGGCATGGGTTGATCACGGTCTGTGAATGACCATGCAGACAATCGCGGCGGTGACCGCCAAGATCAGGACGATGTATACCGCCGCTTCTGCGCCGCTCACGGTGTGTCGTCGATGTCGAGGCCCCACCAGTGCCACTGCTGGCGGCCGACCTTGCGGAGCCAGGCTCCAAGCCTGTCCCTGCGGGTGGGGCGACGCCGCCGGCCGATGTACCGGGCCGGTAGCTCTCCGTGTCCGTACATGTGGATCTCCCTTGTCGATCATCGTTGTTTCACGTGAAACAACGGGGAGCGGTGCCCCGGGGAGTCGAACCCCGGGACACCTCCTGACCTGAGCTGGGCGAAGACGATCTAGAACTCAGACTCCATAGCTTCCGCCAGAGCCTCAAGCTCGTCTTCGTCTTCGTCTTCGTCGTCGTCGTCGTCGTCGCTCTCCGTGGCGTCTTCGGTGCCAACGAGAGCGATCATGTCCTCGCCCGCGTCAAGCTCCTCGGAGACGGTGTCGCCGTTCTCGCTGGCGAACTGCCCCGCCTGGACAAGAACCTCCTCCGGGGTCTCCCCCAAGAAGTCGGCCAGGTCCGCCACGCGCTCGTCGGTGACGTCGACGTCGACGCCCACGTACGCGGCGCCAGTCTCTTGGATGGTCATGGTCTTGCCTCTCTCCCCCGACGGTCACTCGCCGTCGGCGGTTGTGCGGCCCCGGGACAGGCTCAACGGCCCCGGGGCCAAGCCTGCCCGGCCCCGGACAGTGAGGGGGCCGGGCAGGGCAGCGGGCCAGCTTACGACTCGCTGCTGGTGAGTGCCGTGAGATCACCCACCGTGACGATCCGTCCGTCCCCGAACTTCACAGGGAGTGACGGGAGCGGGCTGTCCGGAGCCCATGCTCCCCAGACGACTTCGTCGGTTCTGGTCTTTTCGGACATTTGGTACCTCTCTGCCAAGATCACCCACGTGATCTTGTGGCGTGCCCTGGCGAACCGTCCAACGGCTCGCCAGGGCTCTCGGTCACACCGAGTAAGGGTTCCAGCCGTCGGCCGGGATGGTGTCGCCCCCGGCGTTCGGCTGTGCCAAGTCATCGAACATCTGTCCGATGTGCTGGCGGAGGGCCATGACGCCCTCGACGTGGCGCCTGAGCGTCACGAAACACTCCGCCGCGAGTTCCGGCGTCGCGTGCTCGATCATCTCAAGCCCACCCCCGGTGAGCTTCAGGACCATCAGACCCTTGACCCCCAACATCAGGGGGTCGCCGGTACCCGGACCGATGAATCCGGCCTCATCGTCCAGGCCCAGTGACTCCCACACGGAGACCAAGCTGAGCTGGAACGGGTTCTGGTTGACGTCCATGGTGGACACCCTTCGATCCGCACGGAGTCACGTGCCCCGTGTCGTGCCCGGGTAGGGAGTCGAACCCGCCCCGGGCGCTTGCCTAGCCACTGTGTAGGTTTCACGTGAAACATCGATCCCGAATGCCAGAGGAGGACCGGCCCCCGTCGCGGTGGGCAGAACTCTCCGTTGCAACCCCAACACTACCAGTCCCACCCCCCCCTGCCCACCTGAATCCGTGTGATGTAGGTCACAGTATTCCCGATCTCTGTGTGATAGAATTGACCTAGCGGTTCACGCCGCGACAGGCCCCTGCGCACGTAGGTGTGCGGCCAGCGACAGCCCCGGTCGACTCACGGGGCCAACCCCCCGGTACCGCCTCGGGGTGGGTGCGCGCCTGGTAGCCGGTTCGACTCCGGCCCGTGGGCACGGATCGATGTTTCACGTGAAACATCGACGGGAAGAGGATGGGAGAGATCCACATGGAGTTTTCGACCATGGCGGAAGTGATCAAGGCCAACCGTGAGGCTGGCCAGCACTGGTTCAGCGACAGGACCATGGCGTTCTTCAAGTCCAAGATCGAGTCTGAGTTGATCAACGGGCGTTGGTTCGTCACCAGTGAGGAGAGGGAAGGCCAGCGCCGCTACAGCGTCCGCGAGGTCACCGGGGACGATGCCTACATCCACACCGTGGGCGAGTTCTGGGCGTACGACACGCTGGCCGAGGCGCTGACTCAGGCGTTCGTCGAGGCCACCGCGTGAGCGGGCCACACGTCCCAGCGTTCCGGTACAGCCCGGGGGACGGGCACCTGTATACGTGGGACGGTGAGGAGTTCGTGGCCGTGAGCCGCATCGGCCACGACGGCGATCGGCTCACGTTCCACCTCACCGGGGACGCCATCCCGGCCCCGGTGAACCGCACCGCCACCGCCCTGATGGCCGCCGTGGATCAATGGCGGTTCCAGGATCCGGACTAGCCCACAACCCCACCGCCCCCGCTGCCCCCAGTACCACGCAGCGGGGGCATTGGTGTTTCACGTGAAACCATGCCCATGATCTACGTC